ATGCCATAGGGGGTGTGTTTTTCACGACCCCCTCCCCCGGTATCTCGAAAGAGATCCTAGGGTTGGGCATCTCAACAATTTTGAATTAGAACGAATCTAAATTCAAAATTGTTCTTTGATATGAATTACAAATTACATTTACAAACCATCCAATAGATGGTTGCAGTCGAATGAAAGTTAATTCATTCGTGTTTAATCGTTTTTCATTTACAGTGACAATCAACAATGATGATTGACAATGATCGATGAATGATCGACAATGATTGATGAATGATAAGATTCATATGAGCGAATGTGATTCATTGCTTATACGAATCTTATCATTCATCATGTAACATGCATCAAGCATCATGCATCATGCATTGTTGTTACTTTTGCCATTGCATATGTTGTTGATGACGAGCAACATGATGCGATCAGATGTGCAATCGCATCATGCTATTCGTTTGAGGCAGCAGATGGAACTTCACGCCATGATGGACGTTTAGCTAATGTGTACACACCCAAAGGATCATGAGCAAAGAGATCTCGAATCATTCGAGCATACTCGATTGCTTGATCCTCATCAGACATGTTGTCATAACCCATGAACATTTGGCTAACTAGACCACATGTATCATAGCCCATGGCAATGTCTAGATTCATCCATCCTTCAAAATCAACAAATGGATTGATGGGATTGTCCACCGTGGTCACCAATACATCATGCCTAAGACATGCTTGCTCTAGTGGTGATAATGTCATACTTCATCACTTCCCAAGATTCTCAGACAATGTTGAAGTCGAAATACCCAAAGCATCTGCGACTTCTGCATTGGTATATCCAGCATTCATGAGCGATTTCGCTCTAGCAATAGCCCAAGAAGGAAGTTTTTCTTTCTTTCTCGGAGTCGCTAGTTCTCGAACTCGATCAGGATCGGCGTATTGCAGTATCTCACGAAGACGATTTGCTGAGATGGCCCTTGCTTGAATTGCCTCCCAGTCTCGATCCGTAAGATCCACCCTCTTGGATTGAATACCAACAATAGCTCTAGCTCGTTTGAGTTCTTTTTGTCCAGCCTTCTTGAGATCTTCCTTGTCATAGTCAGGATGATCTTCCCTGATGGCACGAAGCCTCTCATTGGCTATGACCTGAGCCTGGCGTTCTAGAGGTTGGTTCTTCTTGGCTTCATTGAGCTGGGCCACCATCTTCTTAACTTCAGGGGCGTATTGTTTTCTAGCCTGGGGGTCCACTTTAAAAGGATCCGTCTGAAGGTATGCCTTTCGAGATTGGTTACCCAAATCCTTCATGCCGTTAGAGTAACGAGCATAAATAGATTCCATCAAAGTACCAGAAGAAAGTTCCCTGGCATCTTTAGCCTCGGCAAGTTTCGTAGACTTCGTAAGGTTTGGGACTGTTTCATAACGAACAACCTCACCCTTCGAATTACGAACTGCTCGACCGTGAGATTCGCCGGTAAGTTCGTAACGCTTCTCACCTGTCTCAGGATCGATCGGACCGCCATTCTTCATGGATCGGGGCTTACGCTCCGGAAGACGGACCACACCCTTAGCTCTTGAAACAAGAGTAGAAGCTCCACCACTTTGGAACTTCTCCTTGAGAGCCTTGATGTTATTATCAGTCTCGGATTGTTTCCAATCGAGCTTATGCTTTTCGGAATCAATCACCACCATGGAATGGCGAACTGCTCGAACCAATTCGTCAGGACGAGCGCCTTTAATCGTCATATCGGTAATCAGATTAGATACGATACCCATCTGACGCTGCTTCATCTCCGGAGAAATCAAACGCTTGTCATTAGGCTTGATGTCTTTTGGCAAAGCGTATGATTCTTTGGGATCGAATCCTTGAAGTCCTTTCAATGGAGCGGCATTCTTAATCTGACCCCTTTTATTCGGAATTACCTGAACAGTATCTCCATCGAAGTCAGCACCCGATAGACGTTCGGCCACTTTGGAATTAATGCCGACTGCATCCTTCGCATTGCCGATATATTTGAGACCTTCCTTGTTGCGATTGTTCACCACAAGTTCAGGCATTTCAAATCGACCAGCATGCGGATATCGAACCAGCATCACCTTCTCGCCGTTTCGGTAGTTCGGCGCATAGATCTCACGATCACTCAACGAATTAATCGGAAGAATTACATGAGACTTCTGACGAGGAACAGCGGCGGCCTTCAAAGAAACGGCAGCGGAATCACATTCGTCAGCAAACTCTTGAAGAAGCTTTTGCTTGACAACTGGATTGGTCAACGATTTGATTTCTTTCAGATTCAATCGAGAACGATCCAGAGCGATACCGAGTTGTTGAGAAGCAAACGAAGGTTCCTGCTTGGAAAGCATCTGAGATGGAAGATTCTTCGACCAACCATCCCAGTCGCCTTCGGTGTTCAGAATATTCAGAGCGGATTGCTTCTTCTTACCGGTCTTCGGATCCACATACATAGGCTGCAAACGCACCGCGGCCTTGAACGGGTTCTCCGTATCGATGACTTCTGTTCCGTTGGTAGACTTGATAGTCTGCATCTTCTTCAGAACATCCATCTTCGGAGTGCCCTTGTGCTTGTTGGTGCAGAAGGCCACATCGACGCCAGGAGGGAACGACCGAGGATCGCCAACCAGGGCCATACCTTTGAGGTAGTGAGTACCATCGACAGCAATTCGAACCTGAGCGTAACGTTTACCATCCGGCAACTGAAGATCAGGAGCCTTGGGATTGATCAGCATCACGCCATCTCGTTCAACGCCCTTGAATCCAGCAAACTTATCTTCAGCATAAACGATCTTAACTCGCTTACTATCGATCGAAACTGGAGGCTTCAGCGCACCGGAAGATCCTTCTGGAATGTCATCAAGATTCTTCGCCAAAGAAGCGATACGCTCACGATGAGCATACAGACCTTCCGGGCCTGAAACCTTGACGCCAGGAGCGGTCAACAGCTTAAGAGTCGTCTTCTGGCCAGGACCAGTGCCGAGCTGATTCTCATACATGTAGTGGACTTCATAGCCCTTATCGACCGCCATCTGCACTGCGACCTTGAGCTTATCGGCAGAAGTTCCCAGATATAATTCTGAGGATTTACCGATATCGAGACCACCGTTCTTCGGAACCGAAGCCATAAGCTTTTCTGAGATATCGGTAGCGATGTCCTTACGAACTTCACGACCATCTTTAAGCCAGCCACGGACTGTCGATTCAGAACGTCCGAGTTCTTTGCCAATAGCCGTAGCACCCCAACCTTGCTTCTGTAGGTTCAGAGCTCGGTTGCGAGTATAGTTCTCGGCTTCATTCCATGCCATGGAATATCGTGCTCGGTACTCGGTCGTAGTCATGCCAAGTGCTCGTGCGATCTCTGTTGAATTCCTGATCCCTTGCTCTTTGAGCCGAGCCACTTGACCCAGTAAGCCATTGGCTCTGGTCAAGGAATCCTCATCGCCGGAGCCCCATTTGTACCGTCCGGAATGCGGAGTAGCACCCTGATGTGGAGTACCGTAATGCTCGAAGTCATACAACGACTCGTCATCACCAGAATATGACTCTTCAGCCATAATCCGCTCCTTTCTAGAAGATCAATTTATTAGCTTTCGCTTCAGCACGAAGTTCACGAATCATCTTATCATCATGAACGATAAGATTCATGACATCCTTGATGGTTTCCGGATCGGTAAACTCTTCAATGCGAACTTCATCATTCTGATAGAGTCGACATTCGAAATTGATGTCATCAGGCTTGATATTGTACTCGAGACAGAACAGAGCGCAATACACATGCAGCTGTCCGAACTCGAGCACATCCTTCTGACCGGTCTTGAGATCAAACACTCGAAGAAGTTTCTTCTTGGGATCGAAACCGATAAGGTCGGCGGTCCCGAAACAATACTCGCTGTAATAGAGCACTACTTCAGGACTCATGTTATATCCAAGACCATCATTGATGAACTCGTTGATGGTCTCGTGGTTGCGCGGCATCTTTCGGCCCATCCTATTCGCAAACTCAGCGAATGCGTGAAGCTGTGTGCCACGTTCCTTCATGAGATTGGAATAGAAGATATCCTTGAAGTGCTCATCGTCATAGTTGAGCCAGACATGATGACTGGCACTCAAATATGCGTGCTTACCCTGAAGGTCAGTATGCTGATTAAACGTGAATGTCATGATGACTCCTAAACTAAAAAGCCGTGATTCCCTAGGCTTTGGATAGATATGCCTTGACTTGGTCCACCACATCATCTTCATTCGAAGGATCGACAAATGAAGCGAAGCCGCCATCGTCGTTGATCTTCTGAACGAAGTGATCCTGATTAGGTCGATGAGATGCGGTAGCAGAGCGTTTGACTTCCAGTGAAGCGAATCGGCCATGCGCAAGGATCAAGAGATCCGGAATACCTTGCACTTGATTCGCATCAGCTTTCATGACAATGGATCCTGGAATCTCTGTCCTCAATCGCTTGACCAGTTTACGCTGGAAGTCTCGCTCTAAAACCATAAAAACCTCCGACCGTAAAATACGGGAGATACCTGTAGTTATATGTATATTCTATCCATTATGGGAAATGTATGAGACGATGTTTGTGCACATTTGTGCACAACGATCTAGAGGTATTCGGCATTGAAGTTATCAGACCATATGCCCCTTCCACACAACAGATCTCGCAACGAATTAAGACTAAAGCCTTTCTTAATGCTCGCTTCGTAAATATTCGGAAATACTTCCGAAGTGCCGTATCGAAGTGTGGTGATCTTAATCGGATGATCCTGGTACTTCCGAACCGGATGCAACGGTATCACATGCATCCATCCGATCTTGATGATCTCATCGCCGTTATGTTCGACGAGTTCACGCTTGGCGTCTTCCAGCTGCATTCCGGCATAGTAGCTATAGTCGTCGATGTCCTGGCAGATATGATCGTCTTCCATGACTCGCATTGGCTGTTCGAATATTGGTTCGCGAAAACGCATGGTTCCTCCTAATACACTCGATGGGCATCGGTAATATACACGTGTACAAGACGTCGGCACTTCACGCAGTAGACGATATGTAACAACAAGCGAACGCCATTCAAATCGATTTGCCTCGGGGCATCATCTCGAATAACTGGCGCGGTCACTTCCCAGCTCTCTCGGTCATGATTGCAATTAATCCCCTCTGTCGACATTTGCTGTGCGATCTGTCGGATGGCGTCGGCATCGACATGAGGAATCTTATCGAGCGGGACCATGAGTTTGGTTCGCTTGCGACATCCGGAACAATAACACGCCAGGACGAAATCGTTCATGGAAAAATTACGACGTTCCTGAGGTGTGAGTTCATCTGGATCGATCTTCGGGATACTGATGCATACCGGAGTCCCGGGTTGACATCTGCACCCGATCATGTCGTGAGCGATTTCGTAAATGGTTTCTCGATTACCATCAAGGATGAAATAAGTCATGACGGTTCCTTTCTGCAAAAAAAGTGGTTTTCAAATATGTACAATTTGTGTGACATACTTTTACTTCTTTTATACTTACATATAATATTATTTTCTTTCTTTCCCATTCGGAATAGAAGTAGGTCACAGAAATTGTACATACAGAAAAACACCCTCAAAACCTCAAAAACGTTGAAATTCCAACGTTTTCAGGCCCTAAAAGACGTTTTCAAATATGTACAATTTGTGTGACAAAACCGATTTGTATGTACAATTTGTGTGACAAAGCCGATTTTGGCATTTTTACCGCATCAAGGGCATTTTCGCTCATGTCACAGAAATTGTACATATGTCACACAAATTGTACATATTTAGAACTGCTTTTGTCACACAAATTGTACATATTTAGAACTGCTTTTTAGTACCATTTACTCCCTCTAAAACCGGCGTTTGAGGGATCATACAGCGTAAAAGACATCTTTCCGACGTTCACGCAAGCCATCGCAAAACAGTCCGGACACCATACCAAATGGTATTGTTCGTCACCGCTACTCAACGGGAACCACTGCTTTGCCAAAGCCTTACGTTTCTTAAACCAGATATAATTCCTGGTGTTCTCCTCCCTGACATGGAATGCGATATCCTTCGATCGAACCGCGGAAGACATCATCAACCTGTGATGTTCGCATATCTGACCATTCCTGTTCTTACGAGCAGGAAGCTCATCCATCGCATGACGAATCACTACTCCGCGTGATGGTGATACTGCGGAAAACCATCCATTGGTCTCGATCCATCCAGATCCATGCCTCCTACAGCGAGGACAATAGGCATTGATCTTCGCCTCGGTCATATCATATGATATCTCAGGATGTGCAAGATCCGTCTGCAACAGCAGAATATCACTCATGATGATCTCATGTCTCGGCGACAGATCATCGCATGACCCACGATGATCGATCAATCTCGCAATGGTATTCTGCACATCACCCATCGGGTCGACCAATTCAAATTCATTGATACGCATGGTTACTCCTTACCATAATCAAACCGTGTTTCCTGGTACCATACGGAGGATGTATCATAAGCCTGAAACACGACGGTCTTACGTTTCCGGCAATTCGGGCACACCACCCTCCGAGTTTCACTATAGAGATCCACAGTATATCCATTCGGCCACAGCATGATCGGTTCTCGTTCAATTCTATAGGCGTCGCTGATGCCATAGCCCACACTCTTATGTGGGCATAATAACACTTTAGCTTCGATCCATTCTCGAAGCTCGCGGATCTCAAACGGATCATATTGCATGTTACGTTGTCCAAGGAAAACATAGACAACTTCAGTTCTTCCTTTTGGCATATTTACTCCTTTCGTTGCGCACTGCTCCTCAGGAACCCGGAAGCGTTGAAGTCCTCCTTGTTTCGAAGCGCCCGGATGATTCCCAAATCCAAAGGCGCGAACGATCGCATGATGTAATAGTTCAGGGTCTTATACGATGTGTCGAGTCTGTCGATTCTGCCGGCCGCCTGCTCAGCCTGTTTGTAGCTGTATGGAAGCGACCAATACAGAACCGTATTGCAGCTCGTGCAATTCCAACCCTCGGATCCAGCCTGAAACTGCACCGCATACACCCAGGATTTTCCCTGAGGCAGATCATCGTGCTGACCACCGTTGTACTGGTAGACCGGCACGCCCGTGACCTCTTCAAGCTTCAGAATCTGTTCCAGCTCGGCACGCAGCGTGTAGAATATGATCACCTTGCGATGATCACGTACCACATGTGCGGCGTACGACAGACGTGTAGGATCCGTATCGATCACCCTCCGCAGATAAAAGCACAGTTCCGTGGCGTTGAGGAACGGCTCCTCCGTCTCAGGATTCCACCGTGTCTTCATCGCCTTGCGAACCGTCTCCTTATCATACGCGCAGGTCAGTTGATGCACCACGCGTTCGGTCTCTCTCGGCACCTCGCAGGTCACCAGCACATGATCACGGCACCTGTTCAGATAATCCTCATCGATCCAGCGGTCTATTCTCGGATATTTCGTGTACCGGGAATATACTGCATGACGACGAAAAAACTCGGTGCGATTGCGGTAGAACCCATCCGCGACGAATATCGGGCACCAATCACTCCAGGTGTCGGCGGGAGTCGCACTCAGCATCACCCAGGGATTGCGTCTGGCGATCCGCACGAACGCCTTGCTCCAGGCTCCCGACCCGATGGCGCGTTGCTCGTCGAATATGAATACGGCCGATGTATCGACGTATTTCGTGATGTTATTCCACGAATCCACCGTGACATGAACCCTACCCATCTTCTTCGAATTCTCACCCTGATGCAGGGCATAGCGATAGAGCTCGTCATCCCATTCGTGGTTATCGCGTTTCTTGGCGGTCGTGATGATCACCAGATCCGGACTCCCCGGCATGATCTGGAACAGCTCGCCATTGGCGTTATGCGAGGTCCGCACCGTACAGCACTTGGTGACGTACCAATATAACGCCATGATGGACTTGCCGGCGCCAACTCCGGCCGCCAACACCTTGCCCGACCTCAGGGCCTGCACGCACTCGTGCTGAAACTGTCGTAAGTTGACACCAGGCATAATTACTCCTTATTATATACGAGAACTGCGATATGCTATATTATAAGTATTGAGATCCAACGCGTCGCAAATATCCTTTAACACCGCATACCACGTTCCGCAGTACTTCACGAAACGAACATTGTGTCCACACCAGTTCTGTGTTTTGAGGTCTATGAACTTGATCCCCATGATTTTGCTCCTTATATGATAAACCTAGTACTTTAACCGGACAAAGTACTAGGTTTTTACGCTAAATACAACATGTGGCCACAGAAACCTCGCGAAATGTGCACAATATGTGCACGAAACGCGATATATGTTTCCTGGCCACATGTTGAGATAGCATTTTCGGTTATTTCGCCACAGTCGGCTTGTATTTTCGCACCATATCGCCGATGTAACATTCGATGGTCGAGCGTTTCAGCTTGAGAAACTCCTCTTCCGATTGGTTCCAGCTGATAATGGCATGCTGATCATCCACATAGGATGCTGGCGCCTTAGCCGTCACCACCGAAGCGCTCCAGAGAAACATGCCGATGGATCGATCGAGGTTGAGACGGACTTTCTTCTTCCAACCCCAGAACCAGGTGTCCTCAACGGGATCATACTCGAATCCGAGGTTCTTGAGCTTCCATCGTAAATATGGTCCGATGCTGATTGAGGTCATGACTCCTCCACGCTTTCCGTCACCACATCATAGATCTGCTGAAGCTTTTCCGGTGTCTCCGCGCCCAAATGGATATCGGGACGCATGACATGGCTCAGGCCAATGCGGATCATGGCCACGAAATGACCATTACGTTCGTTCTCGCTATCGGTCACCAAGGCCAGACGAGCTGTGAGATGGCCGATGTTCTTATGACGCCATTTCGAGAGATTCGGTTGATCATCGATGTTGCCATCCCAGACGAATCCGAGTTCTCGAAGCTTGTCGATCCATTCGGCCTTCTCGAGAGCTTGATCGTGGGTAAGGGTATCGGTTGTCATTGCATTCTCCTATTCCTGCCAGATCTCACGATTATCCATCTTGCGGTATTCTTCCCGTGAGATCGGGATATAGACTTGTCGCCGGCAACGTGAGCACATTGCCAGACATTCGTACTGCATGGGACTGATTTTCCATGCATCGGTGATGATGATTGAGGCTCTAGCATGGCATGATAGCTGTCTATGAGCCTTGTCGAATACACTGGCCGGAGCCATGACAAATATCCTTTCCATCATACGTCTTCGAAGTGGAAGCCGCATAATGTCCGTTGTTTCCTATATCCGTTCAGTATCTGTGAGATCTTGGTCTGGACAGTATGAGGATCCTCATCGGTGTAGCCATGCTTGATGAGATATTGCGACGTCTCCATGATGGTAGGGAACACCAGATTGAGCTCCACAATACGATTCGGACGATGACGTCCGTGATGAGGATCGCTGTCGGGATCGCTTTGTTCACCAAGCCAGGCTATGACCGTACGGTTGCCGTTGAGAATCGCCTCGACGGCGAACAACAAATCCGGATGCTTGATACGGGCATACTCGCGCAGCCACACGTCGTAGTAGCGCGAATATGCCTCCCAGGTGCGCGGCTTGTCGGGATTGATGGACTCCAGCTGCCCCACGGTCTCACGACGGATCTTCATCATCTTGCCGACTTGATGCTGCGTGAGACCAAGCAGACACCGTGCACTGCGATATTCGTCAGGCGTTGGCATGGGCCGGCTCCTTCGGAAACATCAGGCCAAGGATTCCGAGCTGGTCGAATTCATCCAGCAGTTTTGTATCGAAAACCGTGAGCTGTTCGTCTCGCAGAATATAACACTCCGGTGCCCGGACCGTGAGACCACGGCCGATGGCGATGTTGAAGACGTTCGTTGAGAACGTTCCATCGGAATACATCTGCGGGAACGTCCATGCGAGATCATCAGACCCGGCATGCTTCGGTAAATATCCGAGATCGTTGATCCTCGAGACGAATTCGTAGATCTTGTCCGCGTCCAGTTTCCAAACATCCGCAGGGGCGGTGTTCGGAAACATCTTGTGATCCGCCGTGACGTGTTGGGTCGCTCCGCAGAATGGGCACCAGCTGGTGCATGCGTACATGCGACCTTTCTTGGCAACGGCCATCGGTTTGGTCATGGCCAAAGGCGTATCGCATTGACATTCTCGCATCTGTTCGACAGTAAGAGACATGGCATTATATATCATGATCGGCGAGAATGATGTGCCGGACACAGTTATGAACGGCGAAAAAGTCGTATCGGACATGATTGCTCCTTTGTGTAAACATATCAATCGTATTTGGTTTCCAAGGCCATCGGACGTTCGGTATTCTCAACCGGACGTTCTTTCTGGCAAACATGCTCCAAGATCCATCGAATCTGTGATGGATCATTGGAATATGGCGCCAGTTCGTACCAGAGAAATACATCGCCGCTGCCGGTGATGAAGCTCACTCCATGCGGTCCAGCGGATTTGTATTCGAAGACACTATTGGCGAGTTCCGGCAAGACATATTCGAATATCTCTTTGGCGTGTTTGTCATAGACGTCCGAATCAGGCGTTTCAGGTTCATAGTTCGCCACTGAAGTTCGCCTCCTTCGTCCACAGATACCATTGGCCGAATTCCACGGTGAATATCGCATATTCGGTCGAGTCGTCGACTTCGTATTGATCGTCATCGTAGAATTTTTTGGTCGCTCTGTTGATGACCAGCTTCAATGAATGATCATCGAAATCCTCAGCCGATTCGACATTCGATGCGTCGTCCGGGAATATCAGCGTGAAGATCTTCCAGAGATGATCGAAGTCGCTCGGCAGATAGGACACATGGCGAGCCTTAGCAATACTTTTCCGAGACGTCTCGGCCACCCATGCTGTTGCCACTGGCTCGCTGTGACTTGGCAGGTGTCGGGCGATGCTTGTTATCATGGAGTTCCTCCTGATCCTTGATGTCGATGAAACCGCTGGCGTTGCAATCCATGCACTCCATCCAGATATGAATCACCGGATTGCCATGAGCATCTTCGATCTCTTCCATACGATCCGGGTCCAAATATACCGTCGGATACTTGTATCGTTCGAGATGCTCCGCGCTCATAGCGACATGTTTGCCTTTGACCAGATCCGAGATATCCGCGTATCGAGATGCGATCTGTGCCGAAGCTTTGCAGACATTGGCATGTTGCTTGGATGCCTGATCGATGAGTTTTTCGCCGTTCAATGTGTTGAAATCAATCATGATGAACCTTTTCAAAAATAAAGGACAGGTACAGGCCGATGACGGCCCATACCTGTCGCGATGTCATGTCAGCGATATCCGCCGGACAATGTCTTGACGAACCACCAGAAGAAATATAATCCTCCGGTGAGAATGGAATAGATGCAAACCTTCAAGACGCCAGGCCTTGGGGTTCGGTTATCATATGACATGATCAGTCCTTCTCCACCTTGTGGAATGTCATGGTGTTCATGGCGGAATCCGGTTCGTCGAAGAACCGAGCTTCATAATCGGATTCCTGAACCGTCACCAGCAGCTTCTGCAAATATGCGGTGGTGAACTGCTCGTAATGGTTCAGATTGAAGCTCAGCCACGACTCGGTCACGGCGTCGGCGGACACCAGCGGATCGAGCATCTTGACGGAATCCTCATCGAGCTGGGCATTGCCGTGCGAATTCTTCATCCAGATCTCCGGAGGATTGTAGGACTTGAAGTTGATCTTCACCTGAAGCGTGTAGATGCCCGGATCGTTTTCATCACGGCCCTCATGGAATTTGACGTTCAGGCCAAGGTCCTGAAGCGTTTTGGCATCCGATTCCTCAAGAACGATGTTGAAGTTGCGGTTGCCGGCCGGATTGTATTTGCCTTCACGGCCTGCGAAATTCGTCCAGATCAGACGAACGTTCTCGCATTCGATCTTGTTGATGTCACCGTTCGGGCGCTTAATGATGTTGACTGGCATGATAATCTCCTTTTATTAAAACGCAAAGCCAAAGCCGCATGTGCGACTCAGGCTTATGATTACTTCTCAGCGAAGGTGATTTCGTTGATGTCTTGTTTCTTTGTTAGTTTGTTGGCTGCTTTCTTCTCCTTATGATTATTCCAGTGGCGACCGATCCAGGCAAACCAAGTCATATCCTTATGCTTGATACGATCTTGAATGCCCGCTTCGATCCCCAACACGACAATCGTGATGAGAATGAAATCAGCGATGGCTTGGCAAATATCAACAGACATGTTGATTCCTTTCTTTGATGGTTCTCATTAAGGGGCATGTCTGTTTCGCGAATATAGCCAAAAGACAAAGACCAAGCCGCATGTGCGACTCAGTCTTTGTCGATTATTAATTTGGATTAACGATTCTCGATTCGATAATATGGCCTTTGCCATCATTCATCTTGACACAGAGATCGTCGATAAATAGTTTGGCATCCTTAACGATTGTTGATGCTATATTATTAAAATCGTCTATGATCTTCTGCCGACGTTCAACAATGAAATTGTCGTAGAACTCCCGTTTGACTGGATCATCCAGATGATTATAAATGTCTGGATAAAGACGTTCAAACTCTTCGTTCCACGAATCAATTTGTTCGTTGAATCGTTCGGCTTGGAAAATATAGCCGAGTTTGTATAAGATCAACAACATTTTGGTGTCAAATGAATCATTATCGATGATGTCTCCAGTTTTAACGTCGATGATGACGGGCTTGACATAAATATCGGTCATGATTAACTCCTTTAATTTGAATTAATATTCTCATTAAAGGCCGTGTTTCTTTCGCGTTAAAAATGATCATCCCACCACAATGGGAACCAAGCTGCGAAAATCATAACCAATATGGCACCTATGAGTAAATATAACATCAGTTGCTCATCGCGAACTTTAGCAACGAGTTGACACCCTGGTTGCGTCCGAGCTGATACCCGATGGCGAAGATGCCAAGGCCTGCTAATGCCAGATATGCCGGATGATCGAGTACGACATCCTTGAGCGTGGACTTGGATTGATCGATGACTTCGTTCGCATCGAGGATCTGTGTGGTGTCATTATCAGACATGATTTTCTCCTTATTCTTTACAATAGTTGGTTGCATTTCAAAATGGACTTTGAATGGAAGTTTCATTCGCAGTCCTCCGATTCGTCTTGGACCAATCGGACCGTTTCGGCATATCGTACATCCGAAATCCTGTCAATATCACCGGACACCGATACCATTTTGCCGCATCCAGTGCAGATGAGGATCGCTTTGATCCGGTTTGTCGTGATATCGAAATCAAGAGCTTTGACCTCGGCATCGCAGTTGCAATGCATGAGATCGTCTACTTCTTCGGTGGTGAGTGCCATGGTTTTATTCCTGTTCTTTGTATACTTCATCGAATGGTCGTACGTCGACATCTCCGCCCTGGACCGTGACTGAGCACGTAAGCTGATCGCTTTCTGGGTCGTAGAAGATATCGTCGAGCATATAATTGATCTGATCCTGAATATCTGGATCGGTCATACGCATGATCTCATATTGTTTGAGACCGATGTTCTGACGAAGACGTTGCAACACGCTTCCGGCCCATATGCGGAACTTTCGTGCTTCGAGCCTACGAGATGCAAACAATGCTTCGTAGATGCCGATTTCGTTGACAACGTACATCATTTGAGACTTTCGCACACCGTTTTTAGAGGTGACCTCATTTGAACTGAGGTCAGCTTCAATCAGCACCTTTTTTAACATATTTGTTTCAAGTCGTTGAGCTATACCCCAAGTACTGAGATTCAGCGCATCGCAAATATCCTTGAGTACAGCCCACCAGTTGCCATCGATCTCGACAAACCTGATACTGTATCCTCTCCAGTTTTCGGTTCTGTTTTTCATGGTTTACTCCTTTTATCTATCCTCAGTTCAAATGAGGTTAGATAGTACCTATCGTTTCCTTCCACATTCAATCGGTACCATTGCCGGACGATCAAATGTTTCCATCATGGCGATATACAAATCGGAATGTCGAGGTATCGGTCGTTGCTTGGGAATATAGGTCCATAGATTGACGCCGATCATCAGGACCAGTGCCCAAATCGTAACGATCATAGTAATCGACATGATTACTCCTTAGAATTTATGATTGTCTACAAACCAGCTCATGAGTATAAGCAAGCCGAGTGAAATCATCAAACTTAAAAAATCGCTCACACTCATGAGCTGACCTTTCTGATCTGTGTATTATCGAGTCAAGGAAGCAACCAGATCATTGCTTCCAGGATTCGGCGAAACATAGGGTTCGCCGTTTACCAGCCAGTCGAAATCGCCATACTGCGAAATATCATCTCGTGCCTCATCGGCGAGATGTTCGTAGTAGGTGTAATCGACTTCGTCTTGTTTGTGACCGTCTCTGAGAACGCTCGATTCCTTCCAGCGATAGCCTTTGGTGCCAGACAGCGCGGCGTAACCGCCGTTGCCGTTGTCACGGACCAGCAGACCTCCACCACACCCCGGTTGGACCGGACTGAAGGCGCTTACCTTGCCGACGAAATCATAGCGATGCTCGTCCTCGGGTAGGCCCTCGTTGAAGTCTAGGTAGATCGATGTCGTGGCGGATTTGGTTTCGCAAAGATCCTTGAAATCAATCGTTTCATGAGAGAACAGTGTCTTGAAGACATATGGTACGGCAAACTGTGCACCCGTTGCCGCCCAATTACCATGCGATGCGGCGTCGTGCCCGTCGTCGCCGTAACAATGATGGGCGATGTACGTCGCTTTGTTGACGATACACATCTTGTCGTAGATCGCTTCGAGTTCGAATCCGTAGCCATATTTCGCTCCCATGTCATTGACAAATGTCACAACATATTCATCGATATCGGCTATCTTGATCGAATCGGTTTTGATATGCACGACTGTGTAGCCAAGCTCCATGACCTTCTGCTTGAGCAGAAGCATGAACAAGGCACCGCGTTTCGCAATCTTGTTGTCGGCATTGCGATCGTTGGCGCCATTCCCGACATCGTTGAACTTTGTCGGGAACTTCGCACTGGTCAAACCGTATACCGAATTGATCACGATCTTCAGTGCCTGTGCAAGCGACTTGGTGTTTTCGCCCTCCTTAAGCAGTGGAGCCAAAGCACCATCCATACGTCGACGAGCGGATTCGAGATCACCGTGCTTGATATCAACACGAGCGGCCTTGATATCGCTGAATCGTTTGGTGTATGGACCAAAGAAATTCATATCTTCAAGACTCGACGGGTGTAGACTGGTCACATCAAGCAAACCGACATTGCCGAACATGCCGCCGAGCTTCTTGTCCGGAAGTTCAGGCATAAATTGATCGGTACCGTCATATGAATATCCTTCGAGACGCTTCGCCAGATCAGGATGCATGGTGTCGAAATCCATATTCTGGGATCGATAGACCTCACGATATCGTTCGAGTCGATCCTTCCCGGTCATGGACCATTGGATCCGACGTCCGTAATATGGACCATTGTCACCATTCGCCATGCCGTATACCCACACATATCCGCCTTCGGAAGGATACTCGCCCAAATACTTGGACTTGTGATCCTTGTCAGCGAATTTGTCGAAGGTATACCCTGGAAAGGTTTCGCTCAAATCCGGGAATGGGAATTCTTTCTGCGGATTCTTCGCGTCCCCGAATATGATCTGCGCCGTATGTTGGTTCGTCGAATCATTCGGTGTGAGACCAGACAGATTCGCCAGACCTTGACGGGCCACGAAATCCTCATGCCGTTTGTTGAACACTGTTTCCGTCGCTCGGACATCATCCTCGCAATACGATTGCACCAGATCCCAGAGTTTCGGATCGACCGGCTTGTCCCACGGCATGCCGAGTTCGTGATGATCGATCCCGAGTTCGATCTCCCACTTCTTCAATGACTGCTTCTTTGCGGAGAAGTCGTAGATATCCGTATAGGAGATGTTGTAGGCATTCTGGAACATGGCGTTTCGACTGCGAGGTCCACCAGCTACGATATCCTGAGACAGGTTGTAGAGCTGTTGGTTGTCATAGCCGAGCCAACCCCACGCATACAGCATATGATTGTCGTATCGTCGGTTGTTGAATCCGACCAGCGCCTTGCCGCAGAGTTTGCGAACATCCTTCGGATCTGGATTGATCAAGGTCTTCACCGGATGATCCTTCTCATCGCCTGCGTCTTTGAAGCAGATCATGAACAGGTTCGGAAACACTTCGACATCGTAGAATGTCAGAATATCAGGCGTCCCGGTATGCGTTGGCGGATCCAAGCAGTCTGGTTCGTCGGAACGAAGCTTCATATTCGCCACAACCTTCATGCAATAATCCCGATTATGCGTGGAGTTCATGGCGAAATTGAGAATATCCAGACGCATGTCTTCGACGTTATACTGGATGCCAGACTCGTATGCTTCGTCCAGCAACTTACAGATGAAGTCGATCGATGGCTTGGTTCCGGGACAATATTCCTTTCTTAGGTTTCCTTTAATAAGATTGCGAAGATGCTGCTCATCTTTGATCGCTTTATCATTGATCATGGTTTTATCTCCTTTGAGAGGAAGACCGCTGGAAATATGCGCCACATCGAGATCGTTGCATTTGCTGAGTTTCCTTCGTAATGCTGACTTCCCTCGATACACCTTGCATTCCACGTTGATATCGATCAGAGGTTTGAGTCTCGTCACGTCACCATCGTAAATATAATGCAGGTGTACGCCCTTGCCGGATTTGCTGAGTTCCGCATACGTCGGCGGATACTTCGCGGCTTCGGCAAGATTGCGTTCCAGGCTCTTCTCGCCGTCATCGCCCTTGAGATCAAAGTCGATGACGATATGATTCTCAGGTACTCGTACCCAATGCAGTTTGGTGGTGTCCACATCTTTCAATGTGCTGGTTACCTGATCCCAAGGCAACCGAGGTCCTCCGGTTGGATTATCGGCGGCGTATTGGGCCGGCCAATCCTGAGCCATGTGGTCGAAAGCGGATATAGTCGAATCGAGAACCAATTTCCTCGCTTCAACAGGTTTCGCTTTCTCCACTTTCTCGAATTTATCCCAACGGATTCCTTCGAAACCGGTGTTACGAGTGGATTTGCGACCATTGACGATGTTGTCAGTCGTCTTGTTGAAATATGATGATAATTCAAATAGAAAATCGTCACGTTTCATGCGCATGGTCACGTTGCCTTCATCACACCAAACCTTATATTGACGCCAAAGTTCGAGGCCATCGATATGATCGTTATCTTCGAATTGGTCGAGAACGCTTGACAAGAACGAATACATATCATTCGTTCTGGCCACCATTTCGGTTGGTACGTAATTGCCATATGCGTTCGGACCCAATTCCTGATAGACCTCTCGGCAATGGTGGGCGATCGCACCGAGTTCGAATTTGATGCCGTCCATGGCTTCGAAATATTCAGCATTGCTGAGTTTTCGTCCTGATGGATAGACGTCGATCAACCTTCGGATCAGACCCGATTTCGAGTCCGTGATCTTCACTGGTTTATTCGAAGCCATGAACAGCATCGTCTTGATCGGAATATCATACTGCTTGACGCCTTTCTCATTGACTTTGATATATTCATGCGACACAATGGTGTTCAACAATGAATTATCATCGATCTTTGAGAGGTCGCCATCACTTTGAATGGCCACAAGTGGCGCATTCTTGAACGCAGCAGTGGCGAACTGATATCCCTGACCAAGTTCCTTGGCATTGAAGAACGAAACGTAGTTCCCGAACAGTTCCTGGATAATGTTCAGAATCGTCGATTTACCGGTACCGGGAGCACCGGTAATGGCGAAGAATTTCTGAATACGTTTCTGATCCTTACCATCAACGATCAGACCTATGCCCCATTCGAGCTTCTGACGCTCGTCCGGGTCATAGATCGTTTCCATCAGGCGATCGTAGTTCGGTGTTGGACCCTCGATGAGATCATAAGGCAGTTTGAACGAGGCGTAATCCTCTCGAGTAACGTCGTCGTTGTCAAATATAACTTTCTGATCCAGCATGATGCTGCTGTCATCGAGGTTCTTCAGTTGCGACAAATATCGGTTCCACTGTCCATTGGACATATTGTCCATGTATTCCGGAGTCAAGGTCTTGTCCGAATGCGTTGCGATATACTCGCTGATATCCCTATCAATGAGTTCGGAGAGACGACCGACACTTCTGGACCACAGGTGCGTATCTGGATCATATACGGCGTAGAACTGTCCACCTTTGACAATAAGATCCTTGAATCCACGGGCCCTAGGATTCGCAATGACCTTGGTTGTGGTTTTGGTGCTTTTGACTTCAGTCACTCGTATTTGGTCCATACCCACTCCTTTCTAGTCCCACTTATATGGAATATCGTGGTCTGAATTGCCGAACAATGTCCATTGATCGAACAGTTGCATCCGTCGAAGATCCTTGTCGCATCCCTTGATGACGAACAACCCACCATTGCTCCCATCGGCGTTATACTTCCGGTTCATGGTGCGTTCGACAAGCAGTCGTACCGGTTCTGATGCGTCTCCAACGGCATCGAAATATGAATCCGTGTAGGCTTGCAGATCCATGTTTTTGATGAATAGATGCATCCAATCTGCACGAGACATCTTGAGTGCGAGATCATTATCGACCCGTAGAATTACTGCGATGAGGAATTCCAGGAAACTCACCACTCCTCCCTGGAATTGCGCTTCGCATGGTGCATGATTATAATATTCGTAATCTCCACGGAGTTCGAGAGCATCACCTTCTCGATTGGCATCCATGGCGATACGATAGGTGTAACGGATTGCATTCATCGCATGATAGAGTTTGGAATATCCATCATTATCAATACTGACCACATCTTCCAGAAGCCAATCGAAATATGGTTTCACATGTGGTTCGCTCTTAGGCATGTTGCTCCTCCTCATAAGCTTTCCTGGCCATATCTTCGAGCACTCGATGTGACGGCAAGGTGATGCTATCGGGATCGATGCCGAACACCGACTCCTGGTATGATTCCTCATGACGTTCGATCACGTAGTCCGTCTCGAACGTGTCATTGCGGCAGATCACAACGTTCGGATCTTCCTGCCATCCGTATTTTCCGAATTGCACAAGTACGGCCATATCGATAAGATCATCCGGACGTTCGACGAGTGCTCGTCCTTCGGCGAGTTTGTCGTCTCTGACATAGTAGTCAAGATACACCGTATCGATGAAGTCCGGAGCGGTCTTGTGCTCATAGTCATCGATCATATACGCGGTTCGGATCGGATCGATGGAGTTCTTGAATCGATGTTCCTTCACTTCGGTGAGCAGCCCGAGAATAAGATTTTCGTCCCCATCGCAGGCATCGTATGACGCCTGTTCCTCATCGGTCAACGGCCCATCCCATCGAGGGTTGCCGTCATGGATTTCGAATCGCGCGAAGATCTTGTTTTCGTCTTTAGTCAAGGTTTCAGGCTCCTGTTCTGGCGTTGTCGGTTTGATTGCTTCGAGTTCTTTTTTGGCGTCGGCGATGTCGCTATCGTACATATCGAGACGATCCGACCGTTCTTGGAGATCCTTCTCGTATGCCGCTTTTCGCTCTTCGTACGCCTCATCCATGGCATCGAGCTGACGTCCTTTGGATTGACGTTGCTCCTCGAGCTGATTGACTTCGTCCTCCAGCTGTCGAAGCGGTATATACTTTCGATATACACCGAAATATCCGACGACGGTCGTGACGGCGACACCGGCCAGGAATCCGATGCCGGCGAATATCAGATTCTCACGATTCATGTTCGCTCCTTTCGAATAAAAAAGGGAGCGCCACGATTCCAATGACGCTCCCATGTTACATATAACGATCAGATCTGATCGTAGACGATGCCGTCGCAGTTGAACTGAAGAAGGATCTCTTCCTTGCCATCCCACGGGCAATCCTTGACATTGTCCCAGGGATCATCACTGCAACCGAATACGCCGAAGTCGACAATCGAATCGCGATCAGGAGTATTGATCCAACCGAGCACAGCGCCTTCCTTGGTATCTGGAAGACCGAGCAGACGATAGACATCGTTCAGGAACAGATGCCCGGTGTAATCGAGCTTGTTCTGAGCGCGATCCAATGCGGATTTCAGCATCACGGTATTCATATCCGGAGATTCGTGATCCCAGATCTGAGAATCCGGTCCAAACCATTTATCGGTCGGGCTCAGCGTCTGGACGTTCTGCTCCTTCTTGGTCTCGACGACCTTACCTTTGTCGTTAGTGACTTCGACGGTGTCGATGTTCTGATAGAACTTCTGATCGACTTCTTCGCCATACTGAGCGACGACACGTTCGCGGTAATCGCTGAACTTGGCACTTACAGCAGCGAATGCCGAAGCAACCGCCGTGTATCGAGTCTGGAGGATGTTATGTGCCGACAGAATGCAGGCAATGCTCAGTCCGGTCAGAATAATGGTCGGAGCATAGAGCTTCGCATAAGCCACGGTGGTACGCATGTAGATGATCTGCTTCGACGAAGCCGCTTCATTGACCGTGAAATCGCCATCATCGAGCTCGCCGTTATCCACCATCTTTTCGAGGGTTTCGACGCGGCTCATCTCGGTTTCATGGTTCTTCTTTACATCATCGATATGCATGGTCGACCGACATGCGGTGACTGTTGCGGCGACACCCAGCACGATGCCCGAATACGTCAGGATTTCCGGGCTATGCTTCTTCAGAAAGAGACCGCTCTTAGCTGCGGTTTTGACCAATGTGCTTTTAATGGACATGTTTGCTCCTTATTTGTTTTTGTAGGCGAACTCGGTTTGCAGAGTCCACTTGTTGGTTGATTCCCAGCGAAACACATAACGTGCTCCGCTGAACAATATAATCAATGCCGTATGGTTATCCATCCGGCGATATTTCTGAACTCGCTCCGAGAGTTCCGGGAAAAGCTGTTGGAATTTCACCATGGCAATAAAACGATCCATCATATCTCCTCAATCGTGCCGAAATCATAATTCGGATCGGACGTATATAGATATTTCCGCCCATCCCTGGTTGTGATCACGGCAGTATTCGGCAATCGTCCCGGCCAATCGATAGTGATATCAATCGTCAAGTTCGCTATCTCCGGAAAATGTCGAAACAGGCGATGTAACCATGATTTATTGATCATGGATATCGTTCTGGCTCGATCGGACTCCCGAATATCGTCGACAGTCAGCAGCATCTGATGATCGGTTTTATCGATGCCGTCTGTGATTGGATGTACCATTATGATCGTTCCTCGCTTGCTCTTTGATTGCTCGCACTCGTTTGAGCACGATCGGTATTTGTTCATCCGTCATTTTGTCGACTTTACATGCCCACAACGGACTCGAATACCAGTTCCTCAGCTCGTCCCGGTCGCTCATTGCAAATGCTCCGTAGGTGGAAGTTCCACGATATATCCGCCATAGATTGATCGAACGCGGCTGCCACGAATATCATGCCAACCCCAATTCTGATCGGTGTATTCAGCGGTGATTCCGGCGAATTCGTAGAAGTCCTTCACTCGAACCACGCCGTATTGCTGAATATAATCGTTCATGGCCGTCAGGACATTTTCAGCCGACGGTTTGTCCGGGAACACGACTTTGCTGAAATCGTGGCGTTCACGAACTGTGCTGTCGATCACACGTCGATTGCTCGACATGGCGTTATAATTCGTATTCTGTGAATAGCTCGGGTTATCGCGTCGAACCAATCGAGGACTGGTTGGACGATAATCAGATGCACCCATGCCATACACCATTCGTTTCGTTCCGCCGATGACCATATCGACGAACGTATCCTTAAGTGCCGGCACTAGCACATCAGTCAGCATATACATCATGACGTCTTTCGGATCACCTCCGAAGAAGCGTTTCACGCCTTTCTCGACCATGGTATCCTCTTTGAGTTTACCATGAGCGACTGCTGCTTTCTTCGGCGTTTCTTTGGATTCCGGAAGACCTAGGTTCTGTCGAGAGACATCGACGACTAATGGCTTGCGATCGTCTTCTGCCATGCTCTTTGTCCTTTCAAACATGCATGAGGAAAAGGCCTAGACATTGTCCAGACCCTTTCCTCGTTATTTCATATATGGGAATCAGTTATTCTGCTGGTTCAGCTGAGCGAGATACTGCGCCGCTTCTGGAGGGAGAGCGTTCTGAGTCGTGCCCTTGTCGATGGAATTGATACGATCCGACAATGCCTTCGGCACCAGACCAGTGAAGAAACGTGTTGCGAACGTGTCATCGGACATCAACTTGCCCAACAGGCTGTCGTATGCATCGGAATTCATGAAGGCTTCGGTAAGTTCTGGATCCTTCACGAAACGCGCTTCACCGTTAGACTCGACTCGCTTGCCGAAAGACGTTTTGATCAAAACGTCGATCAGATCGAACATGGTATCCGTAGAGGCCTTGCCGGAAGTCACAGCATCAAGCTTTTCCCGGATGCCGTCTTTCAGCAGTTGACGCATTTCACGCATGGAAAGATGGAAATACGCATCCATAGTCTTGCTGTTGCCGTCGATGTTCTCGTAGGAAATGGTTTCCTTGATCATGTTAGTTTTCCTCCTGTTGTTGATTTGCCATGGCGATCTTTTGTTCGGCCATGAGTTGTTTGAGTTCCATATCTTGTTTCACCGCTTCGCGAATATCGCGATCACGTTGCGCCAGAATATGGTCCCCGGTTATACGGAATGCATACTTACCCGCAAGCTGAGTAAGCACACCCGTACAGATGGATTTGCCCAATTGGATGCCAAGAGGCTTCAGATATGGAGCCGCTGCTTTACCGGCTTGGGCGAGTAGGGAAATATACGACATGATTTACTCCTTGTTGATGCTCAAATAAGATTACGATAGTCAGCCATCGGCGATTCGTGGAAATTCACCACAAGTGCCGGTTTTCCATCAGGGGTCAGTGTGGTGCTGAAACTCAGTTCGATCGGATGCTCCGACGTCCAACCGAGATCATCGCCACAACCGATATACGGCAGATCCAAGGCTTCATAGAAGTCATTCAACGATGCATACATTTCGGCATTCATCTTGTAATTGACATCGTTCTGGGCCTTGCGGATCTTCTCCAGTGTCGACGGGAAGAACCGTCCGCTGAATCCGTCCATGCACAGTACATTGCCGTCGCCAATGACCACGGCCGAAACGTCGTCTTTGGATTTGGCGATTTGGTCCTTGGCCACAGCCGCTTCGATTTCCTTGGCTTTCTTTTCGCCGACGATCTCGTGCACCTTATCGCGATAGATGGTCGCGGCTTCCTGAGCCATGGTATATGCCGAGGAATACGCGATGATCTTATGTGTGGCGGTCTGGTGGGCTCCGACGATCGCGGTGATCGTCGCACCGACCGTCAACGCGGTCGGAATATAACATGGAGCGATTCGTTTGACAAGTTCCTTCTTGTCATATGGCTTGTCATCGAGCTCCATACGATACTCCAGCAGACGATCATTCGCCTGAATGGTATCTCGTGACGCCATGACGGCTGTTCCGATCACGCCCACCACTGCCGTGCCTGTGAGAATAGTATGGGAATTTCTGCCTAGGAATTTTCGTCCGTTGGTGATGATATTACTCACCATAACGACCTTTCTGATTGGTGTATTGTCAGTTCACTAATACAATTAATAGTATAAAATCCATATTCACGACCGATCCAAAATATAAAGCCAAAGCCGCATGTGCGACTCTGGCTTGTAGAACAATTCACTCTTGCGAGGAATCTGTGGATTCAGCGTTGGAATTCGATTCATCGGATGAGGAATAGTCCCAATTGTCGTCCTCATCGTCAACATCGTCGGACTTTCCCAGGTGAATCAGCATTGCGAGTCCTGCGGCGGCAGCGGCTCCAATGGTGATATCCCTGATACGGTCCTTATGATCTTTAACGAACTGGACGATCTTGTTGGGCTTCTTCTCCTCGGTCTCGACGACTTCGGTGTTTTCCTTGTTCTGATCTTCCATGATTATTCCTTTCATTAGGTTGTGTATGGTTCTCATTAAGGGGGATGTATGGTTCGCGTTTGCAGCGTCTAGAAACGCACCAGTTGTTTGGCGATCCTTTTCCGCAAGACGAATGGGCTCGTAAGTACACTGGTTTCGACTCGTATTGTGTATACTCCATCAGCTTCGCGATTCATTATCGTCACGTCTGTAACGTGACCTGAATTATAGATCGCGCTTAACAGCTTGCATTCGGCGGCAATGGTTTAGGCATATGCCTAAACCACCGTAACGTAACCGAGCTGGAAGTGCTGTTTCAGCCAAGCCAACTTTCCTCCAATTCATCGGAAGGATAACGTCCTCGTTCGTCGTTATGACGAACAACCTTCATATAAGTGTTCTCGATCTCGGTCTGGGAAAATCCGAAAGCGAATGCGATATTTACCAGCGTCTGATATACGTCGCAGAATTCTTCGAGGGAATGCTGGCGAAGCGATTCGTAATCGGCTTCGGGGTCATTCTGTCCTTTCAGCTGGTCTTTGATCGCTTCCGTCAATTCGGCCGCTTCTTCGAGTGTCTTGAGCGGAGCCTGTTTCCCTTCCGGGATTTGCTCGCTATCGAAAGCCAATCCGATGGGAAAATGGACTTCCTGCTCGCCTTTGTTCAAATATACGCCGTATTCCTTAGGGTTATCATAACTCATAGCGGACCTCCAAGTTTCTTTTCGATTCTTGACTTCAGAAAACGGGTTTTGAAGTCGGCACGATTGTCAGGATTGCTGAAATATAATGTCGCCATTCCAGCCAATGGGATAATGACCTTGGTAATCCAGAGTCGTGCTTCACGATATAATTCGATTTTATTTCTCATGTTTACTCCTTAAAAGTTAAAGCCAAAGCCGCATGTGTGAAATGCGGCCTTAGCCTTGGATGACATTAGTCATTATTTAGATTCATGTCATCAGCAGTGATCGGATTTTCCTTCTCATCCTTCTCTTCTACATTCTTTCCGATGTGGTAGAGAACGCCGAAACCGGCGATTCCTAGCAGCATCGAAAAAGCAGCGTAGATAAGGCTGCAAATGGTGTACTTTCCGAAGAAGGTGCTGAACTTCATGATAACTCCTTTATTAATGGTTAATGGTTCTCATTAAAGGGTATGTATGGTTCGCGATTATACACGATCATAATCGTATTCGGGGTTGCACAATAACCATCGTTTTGGCCCCCACACACGAAATATCCATCGAGTCATGCCGTTTTCGGAAAAGAACAGCGATATGCCTTGCGATGATCGTATAATGGCTTGTCTAAAATTGCAGTCGAGTATCCATGGCGCTATCTGCTCGATAAAACGAGTAAGCTCATTCTTCGAAGTATGGATATCGAAATCCCCGTCGACCGTTGTCGTATTCGTGGCATTTCTCACCGCCTCGGTTTCGATGCAGACAGCGCCGTCGTCATCCGCATACACCCAGAATGATACGCCATTCGGTCGAACATACTGACACCAGCCGCTGATGTCAGTATGTGGCGCTTGATATGACCCATCCATGATCTTGGGAAAGAGTACTGATGCCACCTCCTCATTGTGCAACTGCTCGCGGAAATTCGGTGGTAGATGTTTCAGTGCAAATAACATGTTTTCTCCTTAACTATAATCAGAATTCCGGATCATGATCGAACACCGGTTGTGGTGCTCGTTCATAATTGATCTCTCCGCGATTGAACGCATTCATATATCGTAGAATCCGATCGGTTTCTTCAGTCACGGTTCGACTGGTATCGTATCCACCTTTCGAGAATTCCTCGAAATTGACCCATCGTTTGCCATTGGACATCATATCCACGACATCGGTAAGCCGTTCTTCGAGTACGGCGAACTGGGCGGCATCGTCGCGTTCCCTACGACTGATTTCCTCCGGATCGTCACCTCGAAGAAGTAATCGCTGATATCGAATATTGTCGTCGATATGCAGATAGACTCCGAATCGATCGGTGATGCGGTCTTTGATGGTCAAATATCCAGTCGGATCAAGAATGGTCACGGTGTCGTCATCGGCATTGATATCCTGAAGATTCACGCCGTAACGCCACGTGCCGAATATGGTCCGGTATTCTCGAACGGCCACCAAATCCGGCAAAGCTGCATCGAATTCGGCATCGTCCACGAACCAGTAATCGACACCATCCTCTTCGTCATCACGAGGAGGACGTGTGGTCACCGATACGACGCGCTGAAATCCTCGACGAGCAAGTTCTTCGGCGATGGACGTCTTTCCGGAGCCCTGCTTGCCGAGAAGGACAATATGATTGGTATAAGCACCGGTCATGTTACCACTTCCTTACCTGGAAATTGGCATGGAATATATTGTTGATCGCGTCAAGTCCATCCATAATCTGAACATCGTACTCATCCCAGGTTTCGATTGGAATATCAATGCGACGCTCATATAGTCTGCAAGGAATATCACGTCCAAGCATCCAAGCGTAGAACATATTCAGAGCGATTTTTGGTCCTGAAATATGAGGCGATATCTTATTATGAGATTTTCGAGTGAATTTAAGTCGTCCGACTGGTCTTCTTGCCATGTTTACTCCTAAAATAAAAAAGCGAATGGCCAAGTGTCATTCGCCAGCAATGTGTCAGTCGTGGTAGGCTTGGTCCGACAATGCTTTCAGATAACGTCGTACGACGTCAAGCTGTAGACTTGCGGTTCCGAGCTTGTCCATGACAATACACACAGCATGGTGTTTGCGTTCTTGGCCATTCGGCAGTCGATCGTAATATCCTTCGTTGAGACGACGGATCACGAGATCAACATTGTCCTCTTCCTGCTCTTTGTCCCAAAGTTCCTTGACGCGGTCCTTTGCGGTGCTGAACAGATTCTTGGATGTTGTCTTGATATCCATGTTTCTCCTTTTTGTCGGTTATTCGGTCATTAAAGGCCATGGATAAATCGCGAAAATGAACGCGGCAATGATGATGAACATAATATGCTCTTGGCATCAAAAAAAAGCCAAAGCCGCATGTGTGAAATGCGGCCTTAGCCTTGAGATCATTTGGTACTGTTTCGTTTCAGATATTCGGTGATCATCGGATCGTCCTCTACAGACTCTTTCTCAGCTTTCTTTCCGCTGAGGCTCAGAACGATGCCAGTGGCGATTCCGAACCCTATCGAAATAATGCTGTAGATAAGGGCGCAAAGAGTAAACTTTCCGAAGAAAGTGCTAAACTTCATGATAACTCCTTTATTGATGGTTAATGGTTCTCATTAAAGGGTATGTTTGTTTCGCGATCAAAAAATATAAAGCCAAAGCCGCATGTGCGACTCTGGCTTTTGACGTAATCCTATAGATCACATGTCAGATCTTCGGTTTGGGCAGAAACCCGAGGCTTCTCGAACTGATGGTGTGATTTGTTTCGAATCCCAGCAGGATGACGATTCCAGCGAGCGAGACTCCGGCTTTCACGACGGTTTCGATCAGGCTCTTCCGATGGTCATTATAGTCGTTCTTGACGGCGACCAGCGACTTCAGCGATTCCATATTGTGGTTCGTCATTTCATCGTGACGTTCCACAACCGAACTCGTGACGTTGCCGTCGCCATCAAGAGTGTCTCTTGTGACTTCGGAAGTCCTTGTCAAATCGTCGTTCAAATCGGATTCGTTCTCCGGATTCATCTCCTCCTTGAGACGATCCAAATATGCATCGATCTGTTCATCGAACTTCTGATTAATGCTCTTCGATTGATTGGACATGTTTGCTCCTTTCGGTTATGTTGTCATTAAAGGCGATGATTCATGCGCGAAAAAAATATAAACGCCATGTCCGGTCTCAGTGGTGGTACGTGACGTTACAACTATACTCAACATATCGGATAAATGAGAAGCCGTGTGGGTAACGGCTTGTCGTTATTGGGATTGATCAAGCTAGAACAACCCGCAGACGATGAGGACAATCGCAATAACGAATATAGCGATGATGGCGATTGCGCCCCAGACGACGGTCTTGAAAATAGTCTTGATGAGGTCCATAATAACTCCTTTGGTTGATATATAGCTTCTCATTAAGGACCATGATTAATTCGCGAATGCATCATCAAGCTCCTTGCCCAAAAAATATAAACCATACACATCATCGGACAAGAAGCAAAGCAGATGGCTCTGCTTCTGTTGATCATTCCCGATTAGAGGAAATGGTGTTCAGTGTTCTTGCGTCAAAGCGACCACATAGTACTCTCCAGCGAGAGCGGCGATTGCGATGGCAATGGCGGAAATTGCAGCGAACATGGTTTTCTCCTTTAATGATGGTATGGTTCTCATTAAAGGGTATGTTTCATTCGCGATTGCAAATATAAAGCCAAAGCCGCATGTGCGACTCAGGCTTGATGATCATTCATCAATATACATTTTTTCAGCGATCTTTTTTGCGATTTGATCTTGACGCCCGTGTCCCCACGCAGTGATGGTTATACACAAGATGACGTTACCGTAAAATGAACACGGTACGGCGATGTGGTTGTAGCTCTTTACGTAAGGTAGAGAGCTGACCATATCGAGAATCGTATTCACTTGATATCGATCCTTGCAATAGCCATCGACAGTGAAAGATTCGGTTCGGTTCAAAATCTTGTCGATGATAAGCATGATTACTCCTTTATTGATGGTTAATGGTTCTCATTAAAGGACATGTATCATGCGCGAAAAAAATAAAGAGCAAGCCGCATGTGCGGCTCACCCTTCTTTCAGACGAGAGTGATGGTCTTCAGATAATCTGCGAATGCACTTATGTCTTCCAGGTTGGTACAGACCATAATTACCCGAAGCTTCTTCGTCTCGGTCGTAAGAATACCGCTCTCCGTTTCCGGATCGCAGTGGTTCTTGATCCACTGAACAAGCTTTAGGCAAGTGTGCTGGCTGTACTGTTGGCTGACATAAGTAAATGTATCGTTCATGATTGCTCCTTTATGATAGATTCTCTTGTCATTAAAGGCCATGTACGATTCGCGTCAAGACAAAATATAAGAGCCCATGTGCGTGACATAGGCTCTTATATGATATCATTCGACAGAGCTCTCGGTGGTGTCGTCAGAATCGGTTGAAGTGTTCCACTGATCCTTGGCACGCTTGAGCAGTTCGTTGATACCCCAGCTCAGTGCCATGCAGACACCGGAGACCGTTGCCAGACCGGCCGTGGCGGCCTCCATGCCGGGAACGTGACCGAGCTGCGTGCAGACACCGGCGATCACGATCAGCAATACACTGAGTGCTGGCAGATATCGACGTGCGGCCTTGACGAGGCCGTCATAGCCTGCATCGGTGAGAAATGACGTTTTCTGATCGGCGTGTTCGGCCATGATATATGGTCCTTTCTTCTATGGTTTGCGTGAGGAAAGTATAAGAGCCCATGCGTAGTGCATAGGCTCTTATACTTTATTCTGAAATGATTGCCTCTATGATGGCTTTTGATTTACAGACCCTTTTTGGGAACATGATGATTTTCAAACCCTTAACGATACTTCTACTAGCAAACCAAGGCATATATTTCAGCTTGAAACTTATGCGTCTTACCAATCCGTCTTTTTCGATGACTTCGCATGGTATGCGAATATCACCGTCATATACGACAGCGGTAAGTGCTAAGCATCCAAGATGTGTTGCACCCTTGATCCTTAAGTATCCGTTCTCGAGTTGTGTTTCATAGTTACTATAAGGGGACTTGTCATTGTTCATAATGGCTCCTTTCATTAAGGGCCATGTATGTCACGCGACGTCTTAATGATCCATAGTACTATGAATCGACGAAATCGATTTGAACGGAAGGTCCGATATGTCATCGATCATTTTCTTCGCCAGACCATTCGATCCGGACTCCAGATACGGGTTGCCAAGATACTTCATGAAGTCGTCGTATTCCTCATGGGTAATCCATCCGCGTTCAATGAACTTCTGACCTTCCTCTATGATTTGGTAATGTGCCATACCACGGGTCATAAGAAGTCCGGTATCTTTTTGTTTTGCTTTATACAAGATCAATGTCCACAATCCACTGGATGCGAATACCGATCCAATGATTGTAATCAACATTTCGATACAATGCATTGATATGATCCTTTCTATATAATATCTCGGAGGCTCCTGGGAGGCGTATGCTCCCGGAAGTCCGCTTAACAGTACTGGCGGAAGCGAGACGCATGAAGTACGTGTCCGTTTAGGCAACATCTACGGCCTGGCAGGCATAATAACGAACAATAACCTGACAGGAATTTCCGTCGATGGTGGCAAGACCTATAGCGGATTTACGAATTTCGATAGTAGGCAAACGGTTAACACGGCCCGAGGAATGGATGGTTCGTTCGGTCCCACGCAGGTCGAGTTCTATGCGGCGATTAGCAATCTTCCGACTTTGGACCCATATGTCGCCGTTCGCTATTGGCGTAGAATTGCTTAGGCGACACGGCGCCAATAACATACTGAAATGTAAGGCGGTATAATTGGCAAAGTACCAGCAACCTTGGTTCCGCTATGTGTTGTTTGGTTGCTCCAGTTAATTGGAGCGTGTATGTCGGCCGATAAACCGGTTTTTATGTCGGCCGATGAGTGATAACCACGCTTCCATTCAGCGTGGACATTTCCGTTTTGATCAATGTACATCGCCGTTGCTAGATCAGTATCTTTTCCGACATCAACGGTTTTCGCACCGCCCTGCTTGTTGAGGGTGAAGTCAGTATCCGTTGTGGACACACCCACCAGCGTCCTTCCGGGAGCATACGCCTCCCAGGAGCCTCCGAGATAGGACGCCGGCGAAGTGTCGGTGGATGTCGCCAGAATCGTGCCGACCGGCCAAAACGTATTACGAATCTTCGCAATGAGGTACTGTACACCTGCCTGATCCAAATATGCAACCATTGTAGGTCTTGCCTTTCCGTGAGGAGTCGGCAAAGCCGGCGGAGAGAAGACGGCACCTGTTGATTTGAGCCAAATGTATGCTGAATGGGCCAATCGCGGCCAAGATTTCATTGCCAATGTCATGACCATTCCGGGCGGCAATACTGTGTGGCGAGCAACGGTGAAATCGCAGACGTTGAACCATTATGCGACAACCGATATCGCGAATAACGGCGTGCAGGTTGTTCTGCCGGAAGGCAACAATCATCGAAGGGTGAGCATGAACTGCTGTCTTCTCTCCGCCGGCTTTGCCGACGGTGAAGTCTGTATCGGTGTCCGATGCAGAGACCATTACTCGTCCCTGCGCATAGCGTTCCCAGGTGCCACCGAATAAACTCGCTGGGGACGTGCTAGTAGTGCTGAAATAGAGAGATCCAACGGGCTGGATCCGGTCAAGAACCTTCCTGACTAGATACCGAGCCCCCCTCGTCAAGATACGCTACCATGATATAATCTCCTTACATATCATCAAATTCTGAAGAAACCGTCGATCGTGGCGTTAGGAATTGGTGCAATCGCATCGAGCTTCGCCTTGTCGGCTTTAGGCATCAGACCGTCTCTGGTCGGTGTGGCGAGCGGGATGGATCCGGCGACGTCAGTCGAGAGACCATCGAGCTTCTTCTTGTCGGCGGACGACATGAGACCGTTAACCGACTGACTGGCGAGCGGGTATGTCGTGTTGGTGTCCGGAGGGACCTGCCACGTACCATCGGAGCGGAGGTACCGGTTGGACGCACCCTGAGTCGGAGCCGGAACAAGTCCGGCCTTTCCAGCTGCCGATCCCGTTGCCCCGCTCATGTTTCCGTATGTCGTGTCCTGCGTGGTGAACGTCGAGGTCGTGCCGTTACCTTTGGTCACCGTGACCGTACGTCCCGATGCGGTGACGGACTTCACATAGGTCGTATTGATGTTCTGACCGATGGAATCATTGGTGGCGGCATTGGCATTGGCGACCGCCGACGTGATGTCGCTGCCTGGATGCTTATGGGCTTTAAGAGCGAATATGCCGGTGAGAACGCTCTTCAACACTGACCATAACACGATTCTGGTACCTGCGACGCCCTGCGTCGAGTCGATGATGAAACAGTCGGAATCATCCGGTGCTCCGGTGATCTTGGTATAACTGTTGATTCGTGCCATGACAGCCTCCTATCGTGATTCGACCCACTGGGTCGCTCCGGAAGCACCGGGCTCCCAGACGTTGCCGGACACCGTTGAGACCCATCGCTTGCCATTATGACGCACCACGGCGCCTTCGGCATAGGCGTTGTTCGCATCGGTCGGCTGAGTCCACTCGGCGACGACGTCACTCTTCAGCGTCCAGCCGTCGACTCCGGGTTCGTGCATGTTGTAGTCCTCATTGGAGGACCACTGCTGATCATCATGCATGACAACGGCCGCTGAATCATACGCGTTTTCAGCGCTGTTCGGCTGAATCCATCGTGCGACCCCATCGACCGGCTTCATCAGATCCATCCACTTGTCGGTAGCCGTATCAGGAACCGTGTTGGCCGGGACATCACCATGTGCCCGATACAGGCTCTGCTGATAACGGACGATATCGTCTGCGACGTACGTCTTCGACGCGTCCCAGTTCGGGAGAATCGCTGCGACCTGCATCAGTTCATCCGTGGATAGAGATGGAGCGATTTTCTGCGTAATGAGACGAATCGCCGACTTTTCAGCGGCCTCAACAGCCGCACTGGCCTGGGCGTCGGCCTTCTCCTTGGCGATCTTATCGAGTTCTTCAGCGGTATACGGGATGTATCGCTGGATCTCTTCCTGTTCATCCCAGGCGTCTTTGGCTTCAACGCCTGGAACATCAATGATGGTCTTCACATCCTTGCCGAAGACGACCTTATGACCGTCCTCATCAAGAACCGGAGCGCCATCCGGACCAGTCTCATAGTATTCTTTGAGCACCTCGACATGAGATACTTCCTCGACGCCTTCAACAGCGTCGTGATGGACGGTAATGGTCTCGTCAACAAGCTTTCCGACATTCAGATCAATGTCTTCCAGCTTGAGTTCGTTCCCGTGTGCATCGAGAATTCTTGTCATTTTGACTCCTTTAGTTGATGGTGAACATTTGATCAATCGTAGTGTTCGAAATCGGACTCAGCAACTTCGGATCCAGCGTTGATTTGCGAATGAAATCCTGGAATTGCGATTCCCATTGCTTGATCAGGTTCGCCGAATCGAACGTGTTATTCACCAGTTCAGCGAATGGGGTTTCGCGTCCGATCTGATTCGTGATGTTCGATTGAGAAATTGCAGTGGCACCGTTATCGACGCGAATGTCGGCAAGGACATACTCGCGAACCGTCGACGTGTTGGCCAGGGCTGGTCGTGACGGCGAACCGGACGCCTGCCCTTGTTTGATGTAAATCATGTTTCTTCGAACCGGCGTCGACTTATCGACACGGAGCACCACCGAATCGATGCGAGGCATGGACGGTGATGCACTGACCAAATTCATGCGTTCATCGGAAGTGACCACGGTCCACGTATGATTGAACCATGCTCGACCGGTGCCGACCGCCACTGCCATGCCGCCGACGGCAGTCACGACCATACCCTTGCCCCATGTGCGGAAGACACCATCATTGATGACCCCATCGAACATGGAGCCGAAAGCATCGGCGTCATACGTTCGGTCGTGATTGACCGAATTGAAGAATCCTGAAGTATATGTCATTGAGATCTCCTTTCGATCAGATGAATCCCTCATTGATGGTATTGCCGTAATTATCCAGCACGTAATTGCCGTACGAATCCTCAAGCGCATCGACACCGTCGGTGGAAATCGGCGTGAACGTCGGGTATTCACGGTAACCGTTATCGTCTTCATTGCGAACGTACTCGGTAATTCGTGCGGTTTTGTTGACACCATACGTGTTGTCGAACTGAATGATATCGCCGATATCATAGTCGCGATGATACTGAACAGAATCGAGCAATGCTATTTCAGCATCGAACGAGTCGTTGGATTTCTGCGACTTGAGTTCGTCTTTACCATACTTTTCGAGTTCGTTATAAATATCCGAATCCGGACGAGGGTGATTGTCGGCATCGTTCAATTTGACGTCGGAATCAGTATAGAACGTTTCTCGTATATCCCAACCAGAACGACCGGTATTATTCGCTATGTGTTTGATCAGACGACGAGTCACGTTATCCTTGGTCTCCTCTGTCGAGGCGACATATGCCGAATTGAAGAATTCAGTATCATCTTCGATAGTATCTGAAGAGATAAGGTTGTCGAATCGTGGCGAGAAGACCATGTAAGGATTGTCAATTTGTTCGTAGGAACGATCCGCACCATACACTGTGGAAAACGCCAAATATGATGTCTTCCAATGGTCATCGGATTTCAGATCGAGTGAGAAACCCCAGTCATAATCATCGCATATGGTTTTGATGGCATCATATACGTAATCGCCATCAAATTCATAACTTCGTTTGTCTTTCGAATCCTGAATAACTTTTCCGTTTGAATCTTCAAGATCATTGGTTATGATTTTGAAGTTTGGGATCCTACGCGATGGCTCCGACGGGTTAACGACGTTCTCTTCAAGAATCGTCTTGATGATTTCTCGAGGATCGGTAGATTCGTACCTGACTTTTTTCGGAATCACCCTTCGAAGCAGCAAGGCTTCAAGTGAGCGACCGGAGACGACTAATTGGTCGCCATCTTCGATGTCTGTACTCAGTTCGGTCTTCTCAATGATCATGACGTCATTGCGAGTCTCGATCTTCTGGCCATTTCTATCGAATACAGGAGGCTCAATCAGCCATAGATAAAAACCTCTAGGAAACATGTTGATGTTTTCCATAGAAGCCGGGAGGTAGAGTTCGAAGTCGCCATACCCGGAATACCGTTCAGTCCAAATAAGCGAACTGAACGTATCACATATGCTGACGACTTCGAAACTCTTATCGAGCACGAACAGCTGCATGGAACGTTTATTTAACTGTTCAGCCATATAACGTCACACTCCTGTATACAACGTTTCGTTCTCGATTGACATCCTGATATTATCAACGCCAGATTCAGCGGAATACACAATGGTATTCGCACCTTTATGCAACGTGATAAATCTCACGTCTCGATTGATGGCATTGAGAATGTTATACGAGATACCGTCTCGTATAACTTCGACTGATTTCCGTTTTGGAATGGTGCAAATAACCAATTCGTCGCCTGACTTAATGCCATCGGCGATGATCAGTTTGACTTTATCAGTGAAAACATCAATCTCCTGACCCGCCTCTTCATTGTAGATGCGAATGTTACGTACTGGAGCATCAAACGACATACGGATGATCACGCCGACTTCGGATTCGCCATCATACATGATGTTTTTCGAATGCATATTCTTAATGGCACCAAACCACAACGGTTTTGGTTCACCCACCGGATTATTCGTCCAGTTAAATGGAAATTCGAATACCGGTTCTACATTCGAAAAAGAGGTGACCCTATTCAACTCATTGTCAATTCTGAACCATGGGTCAGGACATTTGATGACGATGGATGACGCCTCTTTTTCGGAAAATATCGAAATATCATTCGATTCGACGATGCCGGTCGTACGAACCGAACGGGTGTCGGCATGGAACACCAAGGCAACTTCCTCTTTTTCTGGGAAGTACTTGTATGTTCCATGCCTAAGATCCTCAATGTTCTTACCCGATTCGGGATGATACGCGAGATTTATAACGATCTCACGCTCATCCTTACGGGCACCATTAAAGATCACACCATCGGTAGTGACGGTATTGCTGGTCTGAAGCACGGCATCGACCGGTCCGAGACCATCAATGGCGACGACGTTATAGCCAGTCGCCATTGGGTTTCGGATGGGGAGATCGAGCGTATCGCCACGAGCATTCGTAACAGTCATAGACTGAAACATTATCGACCTCCATTTCGATTCATTTGCTCGAATTGACGGAACTGCGTACGGGTCTGCTTGTAGATATCATAACGACTGAGCGCCTTCGGAGAAGTGTTGTTCTGCGTGAAGTCGTAGTTGTTGATGATTTGCTGAGGGGTCTTCTCAACATTTTCGGCAGCGTGACCGGCATCCCTCTGGCGAGGCATCGCAGTAATCTTGTCGATCATCTTGGACGAATATCCGATTCCGACTGTGTCGGACAGCATGGAATTCAGATACGCGGCTTGACCCTCGACGACCGATAGATCCATCACCGGAGTAATGGTCGGATTGACGTCAAAATCCGGAATATCGAGCTTGCCGATACCACTCAGCGAAGAATCGAAGACATCGATGCTTCTCGTCATCATGGTCTTTGCGGCTCGAACGACGCCACCGACATTATCGGCGATGCCGTTCTCCAGACCCTTATCGAACCACATGCCGACCTTAGCCATGACACGCGACGGCGAATTGATCTTGCCGGCTTCCTTGGCCGCCTCAACGGCATTCGACACGGCATCTGCTGCGGCCCGACTGATGGCACCGGAATTGCGTGATATACCCACGGCCAAACCGGCTGCCAGATAAGAACCGGCACTCTCGAAGCTTCCTCGATACGCACGAGCACCGTTGACAGCGGCACTCAGAGCGTTATTGAAGATACCCGAAAGATTGCCGATGCCCGAACGCATGCCACTTCCCAGACTGTTCGCCAAGCTACGTCCCTCTTGCGAGAAACGACCGTTGTACGAGGAAATCGCCTGAGCGACCAGGTTGAGGCCGGTACGAGTGGCTCCGATTATCGGCGTGAACGATGCCTGCCAGATTGAAGCGAAACCGCTCAACCAAGTGGCGAGGGCGTTCAATGCCGAACGGATCTGATTTGCTCCAGAATTCGCAGCGCTTGCAGCAGCACTCATCTGAGACGAGAGACTGCCGCTCAGATTGATACCACGGAAAGCGGAATTCAGGGCATTCACGGATCCGGTCAAGGTCGTTGTGCCAGTGCTCAACGCCGTGTTCAAATCGGACAGACCAGTACTAATGGAACTATTGGCATTTTGAATGGCCCTGACCAGAGACATGAACGATGTCGCGGCGAGCGTGGACACGGCTTGCTGGAACGCCGTGACTCCACCATACTCGGCCGGCATTCCGCCCATGACCTTGGACAACGAACCAACTGCATTGACGCTGGCCGAAATATTCGAGAAGTCCAGTTCAGCTACATGGGATGTGTAGTTCGACAATCCGATACCGAGCTGAGTGGCGGCCGTGATGAATCCGACAGATGTGCCTTCCATCTTCATGCCGCCAAGACCGTTGACGACATTGATCAACGAACGCAATGGAGCGAACGTCGGTGTGATGGCATCCGGAGCTACCTCGGAAACGGCGTTATAGTATCCAGCCAGACCGTTGCCAAGCTGTGTCGCGGCAGCCTTTATAGGACCGAAATCGCCGACCTGACTGAAGTCGCTCTTCAGAATCTCGGTCAACGACTTGACTGCTGGAACGGTGTTCTGAATGGCTCCGACGTTGACGCCATCACCCGATACGGCTTTGCCATATCCGGCAAGCGCTTCGCCGAGACCCTTCAGGCCTTCAGTGAGCGTGCCCCAGCTCTTGCCGCCGGCAATCTTCTGCCACCAACCGTCATCTGAAGGGACGTTCTGGAGAACGTTGTTCAGCGTCTTAACAGCTGGAACCGTCTTCTGAATGGCGTCGATATTGACCCCATCGCCGGAGACGGCCTTGGAATATCCGGCAAGCGCCTTGCCCATTCCGGTGAGTCCGGTGGACAGCGTGCTCCAGTCCTTGCCGCCGGCAATCTTCTGCCACCAGCCGTCATCAGAAGGAACAGCGTTCAGTACACCGTTCAATCCGTTGAGTGCTTCGATGGAAGCGCTTATCGGTCCGGGCTGAAGTCCAGTCACGGTAATACCGTACATCTTCAACGCCATGCCCATTTGGACGAGGCCGTCGGATAAGGTGCTCCAGTCCTTACTACCGGCAATCCTCTGCCAAAGCCCATCGTCGGCAGGAAGTGCATTCAGCACCTGTGTCAATGCTTGAGCAGCCATGGCAGACGACACGATGGATGCCGAATCCAAACCAGCAACTACTGCGGAGTAGTCTTTCAATGCTTGACCAAGCGGTACCAGCTTGGTTCCGAAATTCTCAATACCATTGCCACCGGTTATGAAGCTGGTGATAGCATCGAGAAGATTCGAAGCGGTGAGCTTGAGCACCACATTGGCCAGGGTGTCAACGGCCGTTGCGACAGATCCATCGATCTCTTTGGCTCCGGCGATGAAGGGCTTCAGATTGGTCATGAAGTTGGACAAACCGGTAGCCAGTGCCGGCAGCGAACTTCCGATAGCCCCCATGATGGCACCGGTAATAGCGCCGGCAATGGATCCGATGAATCCGCCAAGTGCGGCTCCGATCTTCGCCATGAATGCGGCGCCTTCAGACACCAACCAGTCGACGCCAGGTATCTGCTTGATAGCACCAGCGGCAACGACGATCGCAGCAAGACCGGCGATAAATGTCGCCAAAGCGGCGACGCCACTCATAGCGGAACCGACGTTGATCAGGCTCATGATCGCTGCCGTTGCGGATATGGCCAGAATGGTCCCGGACAACGACGCTGCGATGGTACCAACGCTGTCGATGTTCATGGCGGACATCAGTCCGAAGACCAGTGCCAACTCGGTAAGGATTGCAGCCATTGCCGAGCCGACAGCCAGAGCACCGATGACATTCTTCTTCGCGGTCTCCATGATCTTGAATGCGCCGGTCATGGCGATCAAGGCCGTGGATAGCGATACCGCCGATGCCACGGTATTGACTGGATTCAGCAGATTCATAAGCGCGAAGACGCCCGTGAGGGCTGTCATGAGCCCGATCATGGTGCCGCCAACCATCAGTGCTCCAATGACATCTTTCTTCATCTTCGCCAAAGCCTTGAATACCAAGGCCATGACTCCAACGGAAAGAAGTAGCGAAGTAAGCACCGATGGATCGAGATTACGTATCGAATCCGCGATGGCAGTGAATATGGCAGTCATGACATTGCCAAGAGCCGCTGTAATCTCCGGAGCATGACCAGCCACGGCGTTGAGCGCTGCAACCAGAATGGTCACAAGACTGTCGGTGATGGTATCAGCGTGTGCGGCAACCACCTGCAATATCTTGTCGATCATTGAGACGACCGCTTCAGCAACCGCCGGAACTTGCTGGACAAGCCACGCCATAAGATCCCTGAGAATCGACGACAACGCTTCAAGAATCTGAGGCAAAGCAGCCACGATCACCTGAAGAACGCCGGTCAACGCGGTCACCAAAGACTTCGCCAATGCCGGGATGAACTGAATCAGAGCGTCGAGTGCCGTGATCAGAATGCCACCGGCAGCGGACCCAGTGGCTGCGAGAGCTGTGAGACCAGCTCCGGCGAGTGCCATACCAGCGCCGATGGCTAGGCAGGCTAGACCGAACACACCCATAGCTTTGGCGACTGCCATAAGCTCTGCGGCCATCGGGCCGAGAACCGTGCCTGCGAATCCGAGTCCGAGAAGAGCCCCATAGAATCCAGTCAACCCAGTAATGAGCTGCTTAAGATCCATCGATCCCATGAGACGGATGGCGACGGCAAGGACCGTAATGCCAGCAGCGAAGGCCATCATACCTGCGGCTTGACCAGCCATGTTGTTGGGCATGAGGTTCATGGCCGCAACCATACCCGCCAAAGCCAAACCGAAACCGCTGAGACCCTTGGCCAGACTATTCAGATCCATTCCGCCAAGGACCTTGATCGGAATGGTCAATGCAACAGCCGCCGTGGCGAATGACAATATAGCGGCCGAAGCCATCAGCATTCCGGCGAATTGGCCGTTGAACTTGCTGAATAGTGCCATGGCCCCGGCGAAGGCGCCGAGAGTGATGACCAAAGAGCCGACGCCTTTGGCGAGATCGTCAAGATCCATGCCACCGAGCACCTTGATCGGGACCGCGAGAAGCACCATGGCAGTCGCAAATGCCATGATAGCTGCCGCCGACTTCCCGTAACTACCGCCAATGCCTTGGATATAACCGAGTCCGGCCATGGCACCGGCGAGGACGCCCAAACCAATCGCTATCGAGCCGAGACCCTTGGCAAGATCATCAAGGTCCATAGTGCCGAGAATCTTGACCGCAGCGGCAAGAGGAATCAAGGCCGTCGCCATCAAGAGAATATTCTTGCCGACACCGGAATAATCGGCACCGATTTTTGCACCGGCGCCTAGACCGCCCATAGCTGTGGTCAGAAGAACGATGCCCAGTGCGACGGCATTCATCGAACGCGCAAGGTCATCGGGTTTGACGCTCGCAATCATGAGGATGGCGCCGGCGAGCACAACCAAGGAGGATGCCATCAATATGAATCCAGTGCCCAACTTAATCATGTTGGTGCCGACGGCATTCAGTCGTTCTGGCTTTGCCGTTCCCATCAAAGCGATTGATCCGCCGAGAGCGACGATCGCAGTGGCCATCGACCCAAATATCACCGCAATTTGCGCGGGATCCATGTCCTTGAGCATATAGGCAGCTTCGGACATGAGCTTCATGGAAGCGCCGAGTGCCACCATGGCCAAAACGACCTTATTCAACGCATCGAAATCAAAGACCAGTTTTCCGGCTTTATTGGTTACTTCTGCTAAAGCAGCAAGTCCAGTCATCATGCCGGTCATGACGGCAATGATGGCTGTCATGGCGCCAAGTGCCGGCATGATCTTTTCGGTCCTGATGGTCGACAATTGCATTAAGGCGTCAGCAAGCAATTTGATCGATGCGGCGATGGCGGTGATCGAAACGATCTTAAACGACTTGGCGAAGTCCTTAAACGAATTACCGATATCGTCGAGAGTCTTCTTCAGAGCGCCTTTGAAGGTCGACTTCTCAAGATCATCGCCAACTTCATTGAGTCCCTTGATGAACTTTCTAAGACCGACGAGAACACCAGTCAATAAACCGCCGTTGATCAACGACAGAATCTGATCGAGGGTGATCTTGCCATTAAGATCGCCGAAGAATCGCTGAATAGCTTCTCCGATTTCCCGAACACGATCGCCAATCCAATCAAATACCGGTTGAAGCGATTGTACCGCCGAAGCGATCTTATCCGAAACCTTCTGAGCGATATCAGGAACGGTTCCGAATTTATCTTGGAATGCCTGCTGGAATTCGATACCGTATCGATCGACTTCTTTAGTCCAATCGGCCAAAGCGTTGCTGATGATACCGAGAATATCGGGGAAACCGGAAGAACCCTTCTTTAAGCCATCAAACATACCGTCGAATACACCACTGATGGATTTACCAATAGTTTCAACGACGGTTCCAAGCGACGAGAATGCAGATTCCCAGAATTTAATAAGATTGGTAACGACCTGAGATTGTCGGACATATGCTGCAAATGCTCTGGCACCATCAATAACCGATGAAGCGATATTAATGAATGCTCCAGATATTTTTCCAGCAAAGCCCAGCAATGTGCCGAAACCTTTGGCCGCCAAACCAACAACACCAAGAAACGCTTTGAACGCCGTAGCGACGCCTTTGGTGGCAGTAGTGATGACATTGAGCAACTTAGGTGAAGGCTTCAGACCTTCCGTGAATTTACGGAATGCCTCGGTAACAGCATAAATGGTATCGCCACTCATGCTCGGCATGACTTCGTCCCAAGCCTTGCCCACCGCCTGAATGATGGTCTTCAGCGAATTCCAAACATTGGCAAGACCCTGGATGACGTTCTCTCGACCGGACATCCGCTGCATCTTCTTGGCGAAATCATCAGCGGAAATACTGCCATTTTGAAGCCCAGCATTGAGTGCATTCAGTTGGTTGATCTGCGCATTAGTGATGCCGAGATTCTGTTTCTTCGCATCGTCATAGCCATTGACCTCTTGGGTCAATCGGTTAACGCTATCTTTCAGAATATTGGCGTTAACCCATCCTTTTCGCAACGACTTCTCAAATGAGCCGTATTCCTGAATGGCTGCGCTTGCTCCGGCACCGGCTGCGTCTCCGGTCTCCTTTAATATGTCGTTAAATCGCTGGGTATCGACGATTCCTTGATTCACCAGCTGCTTGTATCCGGACGAGAACCCAGAAGACAGTAGCTGGTTTCGAGCCTGTGATTGGGCGTTGATGATGTTATTGATCTCATCGGAAACACCGGTCCACAGATCCTTGGCTTCTTCGAAATCGCCAAACAAGATCTGCATGGACTGTGCCCAACCCGAACCGATGGCTTCCTTGGCGGTATCAATAAGCTGCGAAAATGTCTTGACCTTGGTCGCGGCATCCTGAGCAGTCTGGGCGAGCTGGACAAGCTGACGAGCTTCTTCCTCGGTGTAGCCCTTGGAGACGAGTGACTGAACGGCCTTCTCGACATCAGTTATGTCCATAGCCAGGATGTTCAACGACTGGGTCAGAACGTCTGAGGTGAGCCAACCTTTCTGAAGTGAATCACGGAACGAACCCTCAGCAGCGATATACTGCTTAGCGCCGGTACCGAGTTTCTCAGAAGTCTGAACCAGCAGATCCTGAAAGACCTGACCACCCATGCCAGCGTTGACGACCGAGTTCCAGTCCATGAGTTTGACCGTACCAGTGGCCAATGCCTGGGATAGCTGGTACATAGCGGTCGAGGCCTGAGCAGAACTTGAACCAGAAATAGCGGCAAGATTAGCAATACCCTTGATCGAGTTCACCGAAGTCTGAAGATCAACACCGGCAGCTGTAAACGTACCGATGTTCTTTGTCATTTCGGTGAAATTATAAATGGTCTTATCAGCGTAGGTATTGAGCTGATTCAGAGCGGTATTGACCTGGGTGAGGTTGGCTCCCTCTCTCTGGGTGTTGGCAAGAATGGTCTGAACCGAATTCAGCTGAGTCTCATACTCTTCGAAACCGCTACGAATACCATTAGTCAGATTACTGGCAAGTTGCATACCATACGTAGCCGCTTTGGCAGCAAGATTGCCCATGGCGACAACGCCGATGGCCTCAAGGGCCTTGAAATGCGGTTGAACCGCATCAAGCTGCTCGCCGATAGGTGTGGCCTTGAAGGTGTTCACACTGTCCATCAAGGAATCCCTCATAGAAGAGATTCCCATTTTGACGTTTTCAACGCCCTTCTGAATTGGGCTCAAATCGACACGATTAGCCGCATCATTGATACCGTCAATCGCGTCAACGGTTTGTTGAATGCCAACGGTATTGGTGCCAATCTTTCCGATCGCAGCATTTGCTTCGGCGGCAGACTGCTGCACCTGATCGGACATCTTGTTCGCAGCGGATGCGACACCGGTTAGATTGACGTTATCGGAAGCGGCACCAATCTGTTGAACACTCTTCTGAGCGCTCGAACCCATCTCAGCAAAGTTATCAGCTGCTTTAGACGTGGCTTTGCTGATATCCTTCTGCATATCAGATGCAGACTTTGAGACGTTATCGAACTTGACTTTTTTGGCAGCTTTATCGAGCTCTTCAAACGACTTAGTGTCGCTGAATTTGAATGCTTTCTTGAGCTGCTCTAAAGCCTTGGTAACACGAGATACGCCTTGCTGCAAGGACGAATCATCCATGGACAGCTTGACCACACGTTCATCGATGTTAGCCATTAGTCACCGCCCTCCAGGCTTCATCAGCCAATTGATCGAAAGTTTTTGCAAGCGCCGGATTGATATAATCGCGTCCAGCGACGTATCCACCAGTTCCCGTGCCGTGTCCATACTGGAGAATAATGGCGATGTTCACGCCATTATTGACATTGGAATTGGTAAAGATGATTTCGGATCGATGTTTCGACCTATGGACCTCATACCCCCAGGCAGCGGCTGTCGCGCCGCTATCAACAGGTGTAGCGTTAGACAAAGCATCAACGCCTCGACGTCCGATTCGATCCAGAACTTTGAGATATCGTTGTTCTTTGATGTTAGTGATAAAACGATCAAGGCCACTGAAGTCGCCGTTGACCTCCACCCTGATACCCGTCATGACTAACCTCTCGTGTTAAAACGTTTACGATTCTCTGCAAGGATTCGAGCACGTTCGGCTCTGTTGTCTTTGGCACTCATACGATTGCGCTTATCGCCCTTCGAATTTTCCACATCGATAAGACGTATCAATGTCAACAAACGATTGATGTGCCAATATTGAGCGCTCCAATCAATGCCTCGGGCAGTCATCGCGGCGTAGATGGTCTCGGAAGACGTGAACGAATTGACATGGGTCTTCGTTTCGCGTCGATCTTTGATCACCGTCGCGGTATGAGGATCGGCAATGTACTCCTGAATAGCCTGCCTATCGGCATCGGTCAAGCGAAAATATAAAGAAAGGGCATGTTCAGAATCCTGATCCATGCACCAAATGTAATAATTACTCTCCTCTTCGGTTTTGGATTCCTTGGAGAAGAACGGTTTCTTAAATTTTGATTCCCATTTTGAGATTGCGACAAGGTTATGCTCGAGCTTGAGAGTCACGGCGGGAGCGGCTGCAACAAACGTTCCAGTATTCTCGTTATAACCCTCAACCTCTGGAAGAGTGAGCTCGAGCATAATCATTCCTTACTTAACGCGAAGACGCTGACCGGGATAGATAAGATTCGGATTCGCCAAACCATTCAGATCGCGAATGTGCTGCCAGCTAGTGCCATAACGAGCAGCAATAGCCGACAAATTGTCACCCGACCGAACAGTATAGTATTCAGCCGTAGGCTGAGGCGACCCACCGGAAACCGACAGCACCTCACCCGGATAGATCAGGTTCGGATTACCGGAATGGAAACCGCCGATCTGAGACTGAGCCACGCCGAGCTTGGCGGCAATACCAGACAAAGTGTCTCCAGGCTGAACGGTATACGTACGACCGGGAGATGCCGGCTTGGCGAGCTTCTGATTCACCAACGCCTGAACGGCGGCATAACGACCGCCGAGCTTCTGCTTACGAGCATCGCCGTCACCGAATTCACCACGAATCACGGCATTGGCGAGATCGTCATCGGAACGTCCGGCAAGCGGATCGGCAGGCTGTGAAGGAGGAACATTCGAAGTGTTTCCGCCACCGGTCACATACTTGTCGAACGTGGCGCCATCGCCGTAGAACTTATTCAGATCCAGATTTCCGCCATAGCCCGGAAGACGACCGGTGGAAGAATACTGACGAATGACACAAGCGTAAGCGCCTTCATTCCATGGAGTGTCCTGATAACCAGTGGGAGTCATGTTCGCATACTGAGCGATCCACAGACCACAGTTCTGACGATTGGCGACAGCGGCAACCTGAGCGTAATAAGATGCCGACGAGTAAATGAGCGGAGGAATTCCCGTACGAGCCTTCACCTGAGCGACGACTTGTTCGAGATACCCTTCGTTGCCCCAAGCGGAATTCTCATTGGATTCCCAATCAATACAGAACAGGCCTTTACCAATCCAATTGGCACAATTATCGACGAAGTAATTAGCCTCGGCGATGGCGTTGCCACCGGAGACGTAATGATAGACGCCGAAACGTTTTCCGGACTGACGTGCCTGCTCAACCTGTCGAGCACAGTCAGGAGAAACGTATCCAGTACCCTGAGTGGCCTTTGCGATAACAAAATCGGCTGGAACAGCGGTAAGATCGATGTAGGCCTGCCAATTCGAGATATCGATACCATTGAGAAACATGATAGCTCCTTTCCGTTATAATGGTCAGGCCCTCTGAAAGATAGTGGTCAAGAAACGTATAGCATCAATTGTGGCTAATGTTGTTATCTTCCAGAGAGTCTGACCACCATAAAGGTGGCCAGGAAGAATTACTTCCTATTTTGAACGACTCAGGACAGGGCGAGCGCGTTCGGTTCGTCGAGAACATTCGGTTCGTCGACAACGAAATCGGACGATTCGGCGGTGTGAGCTCGACCAGCAGTGGCGGACTTGAACATGTTGATCACTTCGGCAATCGTAGGCAGAGTCGGAGAGGTGGTGCCAGTACCACGTCCGTACAGCTTGTCTTCGAGTTTCTCGAGCTTGGCCTTGTCGACCTTAGTGGAATCAATGGTGACCTGAGCGGTTGCGGTGATGCCATCGACGCCGACTTCGACCGGATCGGTACTGATCTCCCAGCTCAGGGTCTGGGCCTCCGGAGAATCATTAACGGTCGCGTATTCGCGATCGGACGGAGCTGCGGTGGCGCCATAGATCAGATGCAACTTGTAGCCGTAATTGATGCCAGCGGTGTCGTTGCCGACCTTGGTTCGATACGAGAAACCGAACTTGCGACGAGCCTGCTGACCAACGGTAACACCCTCGACCGGAGCGGCCTGACCATCACACGGAGCGAACTCCGGCGGATAAGTGAAGGCCTCGATGGTGGCGCCGAATTCCTCAGCGGAAGTCAGAGTCAAGTACTTGATGTTGTCGGCGTACTGAGCGGATGCTTCAGCGCCGGAAGGCGATTCGGTGACGCCAGTCAGACCGTTCCAAGCGACACCGGCATCGTAGCCGCTGCCGTCCGCCTTCATGACGAACAGAACGCCACGATCGACGCCAGTCTCATACGTACGTTCGCCAGTCTTATCCCAAACAAGAGCTGCCATGGGATACTCCTTTCAGAAATAAATGACAAATGAGTCGTGATGCAGATTTTCAATGACGTAATGCCTGTCAAAGAGGCATTTCGGAAGCATCGCGACTCGATCTGGTATGGATGAATCGGGATCCTTTTCGATAACGGTCACCTGATAACGCTTCTCATAGATGTATGGAGCGTCATCAGCGAACTGTGTATCGGCACTCGTCCGTTCATAGACGATTGCTGGATATTCGATTCTTGACGGAGCCTGAAAATACACATGCCCCGAGAAATTCGGTGTTACATTGCGAACATCATCGGGAAGCGCCTCATAGGCTTCGCTCATGAGATTCTCAAGTATCTGTTGTAGCTCCTCACGGGGTCTGCTCATGATACTCACTTCCCAGTTGCAATATAACACGGGGACGCTGGATCTGAACGGACGTGATTTTCCACAATCCGCCCATCCAACGCACATAACGCAACGCTTGCAGATGATCATTGAAATACGGGTCCAAGATGATCGATATCGACTGATCCAGTCGCATCGGTTCATTCACCTCGGACCCTGTATTCCAACGAACGGTATTGCGAATGACAGTGCCTGTGTACTGTCGTTCGACAACTTCATCTCGATATACACCGGGAGCCGTCTTCACCTGTTCCGCGAATCCTACTGCTCCAGCGAATCGGGCCATTGATCACCCTGATATCAAGCGGACTGTGCTGGAAGCACTGCCTTACCGTACTTGCGAGCCTTGCCGCCGGCAGTCAAGTCAACCACGGAGATGACCTGACCACTGGTTCCAGTGACCTTTTGTCCTGCGGTGAACGCAGTCCATTCAGAAGTCGTCACCGTCTGATCATACGTGATCGTCGGAGCGGCATTCTCAGCGGTCACACGATAATATCGAGTATTACCTGATTCAAGTGCAGGCGTTACTGACACCGAATATCCGTCGGCTCCAGGTGTGACACCAACGGTCAAGGTTCCAAGCGTCGGCGCGGTAACCGTGATCTGAGCCTCACCGGTCACCTTGCTACCATCCTGAGCGGAAGCCACGATATGGGCAACACCAGCGGTATTTCCGGTCACCACACCGGATTGCGACACGGTGGCAATAGCCTCCGGCTTGGAAGACCACTTGACATTTTGATTGGTCGCATCGGTCGGGGTGATCGTCGCCCTGAACTGAGTAGTGCCTCCAACGATGATCGACTGCGTGGAAGGAGCGACCGTGATGGCGGTCACCTTCTTATCAGTCGATTCAGGAGGCGTCACGCTTTTGGGGCTGCCTCGATCACGATCGCGGACTTCGGCTTGGTCAGAGCGGCGGACATACGGGTCTCAATCAGGTACTTGTACTGGTTGTAATCGATGTCGAAGTCGTTGAACGAAGTCACATCGCCGCCACGATCGGTGCCGACGGTGTAATCGCGAGGATCGAAGATGATAGCCTGAAGGATGTTCTGGTTCTTCAGCTTGAAGTTCTCGAGCAGCGGAACCTCAACGATCTTCTGGACACCGAGTTCGAAAGCCAGAGCGGTATCGGAGTCGTACAGACGACGGCCCATCTGATCACGCTGCACGGCGAAGCTGGCGTGCAGGGTCGGGGAAACGAACGCGGTCAGATTGCCAGAGCCCATGTAGCCGACCTTGGACCGACGGATACGGTCGACCAGAGCGGTCTGGGTTTCATCGGCCTTGCCAACGGAATGCATCACATACAGATCATCGTCGGAAACGATCGGACGAATGCATTCGGTGTTGATGTGATCCTCAGCGGAAACTTCACGACCATCGCCGATAAGGAATGCACGAGCGACTTCCTCATCGAGCTGGATACGCATCTCACGCATCAGGAAGTTCACCACGGAGAACTCAGTGATGTCGAGCACGTCATCACGGTCCACCTTCTGCTTCTTGTAGATGGTGGTCGGCGTGGTCTGACGCTTGTACGCCGTGATCATTTCATCGAACTTGCGATGATTGTTGTCACGATCAAGCGTGAAGCCCTTAGCACGAGCCTCATCCGGAGTCAGGTCAACGTACGCAGACTTGATGCGAGTCCACGGAACCTTATGGACGCCGTTCAGAAGACCGGCCACCCACTCGGTGTCGCGCTTGTACAGATCGGGCTCAGTGCGCTCGGCACGGGCATCCGGGAAGAACACGTCGATGTCCTTGATGCCGTAATTCTGGGCATGCTGAAGCACGAACTTCTGAAGAGAACCAGACGGATCTCGCTGAGCAGCTCGGAAGAAGTTCTCCTGAGCATGGGCAAAATCAGTAGCGCCCTTCACACCTTCAGAATGCATAAAGCTCTGATAGTCATCAGAGTGCTCGAAAGACGTAGTGCCTTCGGTAGCATTGTGTTCGAAGATATTCATTTCATCTCCTTCATCCGCCGACTGTTCGACGGTTTGCTGTTTATTGGATTGTTCACCCTCGGTCTTGGCCGATTTGGTCTTACCCTCATTCAGAGCCATACCGACAAGACCTTCAACAAGCGCCTTCTGCTTATCGTTCAGACTGTCGTAGACCTTCTGAGGATCCTCGTCATCCGATTCAGAATCGGAATTGTCTGAATCAGTTTCTTTGGATTTTGCGGTTTGTTTGGCAGAACCGTCGGAAGCTGGTTCATCCTCTTTCTTGTGCTTCTCCACATTTTCATCTGCATGAAGCACTTCATTCAGAGAATCTTCAGAGAATACCTCCGAAGGATCTCCAGACTCGTCACCTTGTTCGATCTCGCACAGGAAATTGGCGCTGATCGAGGACGGATCCTCAAACGAGTCACCATCATCAGAATGACGAATCACATTATCAATAGTCGCCTCTGGGTTAGCCCCAGCAAAGACCAACGACACTTCACGGATCTTACCATGAAGCACATCGGCTCCTTCCTGGACTACCTTGTTGGCGGCAATAGACAGCGACATCATATCGCCGTGTTGAATGATGCCACGAGCGGCCTTACCTGCATCGGTATCGTTCAAATAGCCATACGCATAGACTCCATCATCACGGTTTTCCAGTAATGCCTTACCAATCACGGAAAGCGGACTGGTATGATCATGCTGGAACACCAGAGGAACCACGGTGCCATCCTGATCGGCAAATGCGTTTTTACGAATGACTCGGCCATCGGAGCAAAGAACATCGTTCTTTGTAGCGTAGCCACTAAAATCACTCTTAAAGCCATCAGCCATATGGATCACTCCTTTCTCGAATTAATGTTATTTCTTCGTTCTAGACTTTTTCTTCGTCTGAACAGCTTTGGTCATCGAAGCATCGGAATAGAGTTTATTGATTTCACTATCCAGAGTCTTCGAATAATCAGAACGAGTCTTCTGTGCAAACTCGATATACTTCTTCTGAAAATCAGCTTTCGCTCGAGCATTATCTTCGCGCAATCCTGCGATCTTGCGTTGAATCTGCTTACCGAGCGTCTTCTTCTTTTCAGGAGTGAGTTGTTTCATTTGCAATTGCAACTGATGAATCTGATTAGCCATTTCCACTGAAGATGAATAAATCTTTTGATTCCGATTACTCTGTTCCTTCTTGAGAACCGAATAACGTTCTTCTCGGATTCGTTTGGTAATATAAGCTTTCGCTTGCTTACCTTCATCATTCAATGTCTGCCTAGTCTTCATGTAATATTCATGAGCTTTGACTGGATCATAATACTTTGATGCGTAGTGTTCAAACGATTCGGTCATTCCAGTTCCTTTTCAAGATCTGCAAGATCGGCATCATTCTTATCGAACGCTGCTATTTCCGCATCGTATCGTTCCTGGGTCATTGGTTCTTCGTCAGAGCCTTCTGACGGACCTTCATCAGTAAGACCGGACATATCTGATCCGGAATCGGCCTTGTTGAGGTTCTTGTTACGAAGCTCATCGGCAGCAGGATCGTCGACTCGAGACATGCCAAGAACCGAACGGAATTCGTTCGAGGTCATGATCTCGTTTCGAGTAAACTTATCAGCGAGTTCAGCAATCTGATCGACTGGAGCCAGCTTGAACGGATCTCGGAAGAACTTAATGGTCTGTCCTTGAGATCGAGCGGTCTTCGTGAGGAACTTGGCGTTCATCGCATCACAGATCGACGAAATGATTGGTTCAATTGTGCGATTGTGATAGTTCAGCATTTCCTCAGCAGTAGCGGTGCCATTAGCAATGGCTTCCGATACGCCCAATTGACCGTACAACATGGTTGTCAGGTATTTGATCTGTTCGAGAAGGTTATTCTCAACAGATCGATTCAACTGGGTAATGCGTTCAGTGCCATCGGTATAGGCGATACCATACTTCGAACCAGTGAGCTGCTTTTCGATGTCGGAACGACGACGTTCGGCTTCCTTACGGCGAGCATCAGACTTAATCGTATATGGAAGCTGAAGAATCAAATCCAATTTTCCAGAACTGGATTGATCATCAATCGCATCCAAAAGATTAAGTTTCCGAATCAATCGCTGAAGCGTCGAATTCGGTTCATTCATGACCGAGTATAGCGGGTTCTCAACGATTGCCACCCAGGTCTTGGGGATAACAAGCTCTTCTCGTTGACCTGAAATATCGTTGTATACCGATACTCGAACATGCTGAGGCATCCATGCAATGATTCTTCCAACCCTCAATTCATAAATATCATATGAACCGAACGAATTTGGATCATCGGATGTCTTTACCGGAACTGCCGCTGCGACTCCATCATCGAACATGGTGGTTGTCAAATCATGAATGAACTGACGACCGGTTTGATCGATATTAGCCGCAACGTTGAGACAATCGTCCAAAGGATCCTTGATTTCCTCAATGTATTGGCCTTGAGCATCCAATCGGCAATGTCGAATTGTCAGTGTCGACACATCAAGAGCAACCCTATTATACAACGCTGAAACAATAGACCGTTCATTTCCACCGGTGAAATAAGGCCGATCAGGATTCAACGAATATGATTGTCCAACGTTTGGAATATATTTTCCTGGAGGAGTCGAAAAAGCATTCCAGAATTTGCTGATTCTTGTTAATGCAGTAGCCATGTCAGTTCATCACCTTCTTTCGAACGGCTTTAGCAACGAACTGGTTGTTCGATGGCTTCTTTCGAACTGCCTTAGCCGCAGGCATATTTGAAACCCATGCTTCTGGAATTAATTTCTCCAATCCCAGAGCCTTGGCGCGTTGTTTAATCCATGCTTTAGCTTTCTCAGGGTCTTTGGAGCGACCATACGAACTAATGGCATTCTTCAAATCTTTTTCGTTACGAATTGGAAAGCTTCCATCAGGAAGAGCCTCTCCTTCACGCGAAAGTTTTTTACGAAGAGCAGCCTTAAATTCAGCCATGATTCACCTCCTTACTCGAATGCATCTCGATTGTTCTTGAACGCTATAAAGGCATCCATCATTGCGGCAACAGCATCGATCTTGTCTTCACGACGAGCCTTGTATAGTTTTCGATTACCGTTGGTATCTTCCAATGTCATACAATTTGCCATGGTGAATGACATCAATGATTCATCAAACAACAAACGACGATCTTCAGCGAGTTTTTTCAATTCACCAAGCGGAACGGATTCCGTCTTGGCTCCTTGAATGACTTTCTCAATAGCGAAAGCGCCATTGTCTTGAGTCCATCGTTCGACGAATCGTTTGGCATTGTACGGATCATAACCGAATGCGCGAACATCATACTGGCAATCAATGATGTGTTGATCGAGATCATCATACACCAGATCCATGTCAAGGGTGGTTCCTTCCATGATATGCAAAGAACCTTCTCGAATGAATTCCTCATACTTCTGACGAGCAGCTGTGGGAAGTTTCGTCAAGGTATACTCGGAAATATAGTTTCGAGTCTTGATTCCGAACACTTCACCACGCAGTGGGAACATGAAGGTGAACGAACAGAAATCGTCGCCTTGTGAAAGATCGGCACCGAGTGCGCATGGTAATCCCCAGAAGTCCTTCTTAGTGTGCGGAAGTGTTTCCTCATACGTAAAGAAGTAGGTATAGCCTTCCATAGGGATGCCGAAACGTTTAGCCAAAATATCATTACGATTTGCCGGTGCTTTTTCCGCACGTTCAACATCATTCTGTAGCGTTTCATACGTTACGGTGATGCCAATGTTCGGATTCGATTTCATCCAAGTTGAAGGATCGGCGACCTCTTTGACATCATCCTGTCGATAGTAGAATATCGAAGTGTGAAAGTCCTGATACTCGCCTTTCAGAATACTCATAAGCTCAAGCTTGATGGTATCACCGACCGAATTACGGACGGTGCCTTCGGACGACGTCGCCACGATCAGCCAATCGGAACCGCCTCTATCGGATTGCTCTTTGGAAGCACCTTGGGCCAATGCACCGACAACATCTTCGCGAGTATCGCCAGAAAGCCACTCATCAACAGTAGCGATCTTAGGTCGAGCGCCCTGAAGTTTATCGATGGACATCGGACGAACTTCGACAAGACTGTTCGTCGGAAAATATTGAATACCAACCTTTGTCGAGGCCAGCATGACCTGATTGCCAGTGACACCGCCACTTCGTCCTGGGAGTTTTCCTTGCGTCATCATCTTAATCGCCGGTCCTGGAGCTCGCTGAATAGCGGTACGGATCGGTGACATGATCTCGTCGGCAAGTTTCATGGTCGGTGCCACGACAATGCCAGTGGTGGTATTTGGATCGCACAGTAGCATGTATGCCTGCAAGCATGTCGCATACAACGACTTGGCATTACCACGAGAAACGATCAAATACTGTCGATTGATCAAACGCTTTTTGATGCGTTTTGTGACATAATGGCCTCCAGGACGATCGGTATTCGGAATATAGACTGATCGGTCCACAAAATAATACCATCCGAAGATCTGCTCGCCCCATAGCTTGAACGAATCAAGTAAATGAAGTGGAGAGCCATCGGTTAACACAAGTTCGTGCTCGCAGAAATTCACCCAATGCTCAACAGCGGTATCATCGTAGTAAATGCCAGGGTTTGCGATCATGGCATCTATACGATTCATCTCCATCGAGATTTCACGACATACCGGGATTTCACCAGATATCACTTTCTGACGAAACTCGCCATAGTATCGCGGAGTCGCAGTGTTTGACAGTGTCATACGCTACTTCTTTTTCTTTTTCGACTTCGCATGTCGTGGTGTAGAAGGCGCGATCTTGCTTTCAGCATATCCTTTGAGAGCCGTCTTAAGATAATCTTTGGCGATTTCTTTACCCGCATCAATGGCCATAGATTTTCCGGTATCCAACATGAAATGAATAAATTTCTGGCCTTTGGATCGTGATGCCTCTTTCTGCTGAGCCGTCAATCGATTATAATTGGCTATGGCATTGGTTCGGTTCACCCAATCGTTGATTTCTTGGGTCGACATGTCCTGAACCTTCATGCGAGAAAGACGTTGATACTTCTCGTTGTCAGATTCTTTGCGAATGGCCTGAGGTCCTTCGGTTGAGTCCTTACCGGAATTCTTGTCGGAATCGCCTTCCCAATCCTTCTTTCCACGAGCGGCTTGAAGTTCCCTAGTTGAACGACGACGACCCCATTTCATACCAAGAATGCCGAAATGTTCAAAACATTGCTCGACCGGATCAACGGCCTCAATATCGTTATCCATCAAATGCTCCTTCCGCATTAACGTTCAATCGCCATTCAAGCTCTTGAGTTTGCTTTTCCATAGATTGCACGAGGAATGAATTGGACGGAGGATCAAACAGCAATCGTGTCTTGAGATAGATATAGGTTTTAATTCCATTGAGTTGCGATACGTCGCTGGTAAGATTATGCCAAACCTCGCTCTCGGAAGTGATCTGAAATCCATCCGAAGGTCCGATCCCTATCTGATGCAAATTCATCAATGCCGAATTGATATCGATGATAATTTCCGGATCAAAACCGTTAAATGTTTCATCGATGCCAAGCATCTGCTTGATCGTGTTTAGGATCGAAGATTGCAATAGCGTATCCATTGATCCTCATTTCACTCTGACAGTGACATCTTGTTCAAGATGCTCGTCATTGACGTCATAACTAAAACGCAACGTGTATACGTTGTTGGCGATCATCGGTTGGATCTTCGCTTTCAGCACCGTGTAATCGCTTCGAATCGCTTGCACTTCGCAATCGCCAGAAGCCTCGATAACATCACCGTTCATGAGAGACCACAGTGCATTGGTGGCCTCAAACGGATGACGATCGGTACTGTTGATGGCGATGGATACCCTACGATCTTCTCCGCATAAAAACGTTTCCGATTCAAGCATGTGATGACTCCTTCCAGCATCGGCGAACGGCAGGCCATCTCGCATCAGACGTATGACATACGGATACAAGACAAGCCGGCACTTGGTTTTAGCATTGCCGATATACTGGATTTTCACGAATCCATCGAAATGGCCTCTAGCTCCTCGATCGTTCTCGGCCCACAACTCCATATGCAGCAGATTTGGGGACCAATCACAATACCCATACCAGTAATCCGGCTTGTCTTTCAGGGGTCGCAACGGTATTTCGACACCGTCGACTTCACCCCATACCCGTATGATCATAGTGCGATCCTATCAGACGTTGGCGGCGGGGTCGTTATCGGTCACCTTGAAGGTGAAGACGATGCGGCCGCCGGCATTGACAGTGGTAGCAGACGCATGAACATCGGTAATCACCGGATTGGTGGTATCGATCGTAACATTGCGAATAACCTGCGTGGTCTTACCGAGCGAATCGGTGGCGATGATCGTGATGGTATGACGGCCCTCAGTAGCGATGGTGATCGCCTTGCTGAACGACCCATTGGCACCGAGAGTGACAGGTTCAGCAGTACCGCTGTCGACCTTGATAGTGACCCGGGAGATAGTGACGCCAGCGACAGGCGTAGTAGCAGCGCCTGCAACGGTGATGGTCTTGGAGTTGGTAAGCAGATTGTCCGCCGGGGAGGTGATGTTAAGAGCCGGAGCCGCAGTCGAAATGGTGAAGTTCGACGTAAGGACAGTACCAATGTTGCCATCGTTATCGGCGAATTCGAAGGTGACCTTATTGGCACCATCGGGGAGGCTCTTCGCTGTGTACTTGACAAGGGTCTTGCCAGCATCGGCACCGGAACCAGCTTCAATGGTGTAACCATCGGCTTCGCCAGTCTTCAACAGAATAGCAGTGTTGTTCACCTTCAGCTTGAAGCTGGCGTTGTTCAAACCGGATCCGCCATTATCAGACACAGCGATGAGCACGTTCTGAGTGTTGGTACCAAGCACGGAACCATTAGACGGGGTACGAATCTGACCCTCAGGCTTGGTCTTCTCGAGAACGCGAATCTTCAGTTGGGCACCATACGTGGCATCGTCGGAATTAACAGTCGCAGAGTTTCCAGCCTGATCTTGAGCAAAGATTTCGGCCTTGTATACATGACCGGGCTGACTATACGAAGACGTGGCAGGTGCCGTCGCAGTGGCTGTCCACAACCGAGTCGCAGCATCATAAGTTGCCACAAGTTCCTGACCGTTGAACTTTACGACTGCTTTCTTGATATTAGACATTTTTTTTTCTTTCTAGTAAATCGGTAAACCGAAATTGATCTTCGAACCATGGTCATCATAAATGTTGACGTAGTTCGAATCCTTAAGACCATCATCGACGATCTTAAAACTGAATACAATCCGTTGCCCTGATTCCACGGTGTGGGGTGAGGATACGACATCTATGATTTCCATTGATGAGCACCAATCCTATGCGTGTGGTAATATTTGGCAACTTTCGGCAACGATGCGATCGCCATCTTTTGTATCGAGACAGATCCAAGAAATGTCACCGGTTTTCACCGTTCGCACTTCCTGTTGCTGATCCCTGGTGACAATCATGAAACTGCACGCGATGCCTAGAAGGATCGCTGAGATCAATGCCGACATTATCGCCGAAACACATGCTACGATCTCAAATGTGGTATATTTTTTCATGTTCACCTCCATGGTATCATATCGTTCGGAAAACGTTCGTTCATGATCCGAAGTTGGTCTTTATCACCGTAGTGAATGGCATTATGGGTTGCCAGAGAACACGAGATAAGAAACTCTGGATCGAGCATGTTGCGATCTGCATGTTCGATCTGATCGGGAGTCAATGGATTCATATGATGAATCATGATCTTTCCTGGTATCGGGAAATCCCGATGACCTAGATCAAAACCATTGTCTCGAGCGATCACATAATCTCGAACATCATACCATTCTTTCGAATGATAGAATCTCTGATTCATCCATCGTTCGTTACCGAATGTCGGACGAGCGACGGTTCCATTCAGAGCCAGATACTCGAAACGTTCTTCATACGATTCGATACGCATGAGTTCTGAATAAGTTCGAATAATACCATTCATGATCGAGCCTCGGTGACACCGATCTGGTTCTGGTAGTGGGAACCAAGTTCGACTGAACCATACATCCGATCAACTTTAGTATTGAGACGAATAAAGCACAACTGACCGATGAGCATTCCAGGCTTTAATAGAATCGGGAATTGATTCTCGTTCTTGATCTCCAAAGTTATGGTCCCTTGAAAACCGGGATCAATGAACCCAGCCGTGACATGCGTCGTCAGACCGATACGTCCCAACGACGATTTTCCTTCGAAACGACATGCTAGGTAATCGGGGATCGATACTGATTCGACGGTTGATCCAAGAATGAATTCGCCAGGGCGTAGGACGTATACTCGATTGATAAGATCGATCTCTTGCATCGAGATACCCATCAGTTCTTTGGTATATCCCTTAATGAGATGCATTCTGGAATAATCTCGGTCTTTAGCAAATCGCTTAATTCGATTATCGAGTCGAACATCATAACTACATGGCTGTAATTGATCTTCATCAAACGGTTCGATCAAACCACAGTTTGTGGCGAGGCCTCGAATGGTTCTATCTGATAAAATCATTCTTCCACCTCTTCTTCGCCAGATGGCATGATATAGCCCTGCATGGCTTTGACTGCTTCTTGGAAAAGCTTGGTTTGATCCTCTAAGCTATTGATGGCGTGAGTCTGAGCTTCGATCTTACGATTCTCATACCGCATCTTCTCCATCTCGAGTTGGTTTCGAGATGAGGCTTGCTTTAAGAAGTGCACTGTCTCTGCCGAGGAAGCGGTTCCCTCTCTTAAACGACGTTCAACAAGATCCATAGCTAGTGCTTCTAGCTGTTGCTCACGTCCTTCCGGAGTTCTTTCTGGAATAAGTGGAGGGGAGATAGGTTCCTCGACCCGTTTACGACGAGCCATATGGATATCATCTCCTTTTGTTAGCGGATTCTCAACGCTATCGCAGAGTTTTCTAGGGGTATTGGGGAGAATCATGCTCGATCCAAGGAGTGTTTCCACCGTTTCGCAACGGTACATGTATCGGAAACTAATTCGGAGAGCACCCAACACCCCCGGAGAACCCTACGAGAGCTAAAAAGCAATTCCAAAATATCCCCCGCGGGGTATTTTCGAGT